TGGCACTACAAGAACCTTTCCGATGAGGATTACGAGAACGCTAAGCAGGAGCTATGCGCCTAGAGTACCGTTTTCCGCAGTACCACTGTTGGTGTCCAACGTGTCGTCCCGCCATGTACGCCCACCGGTCCTTCGTTTTGTCCGAGTATAAATGGCCGGTGAAACGGCGGCTCACTCTCTACTGGCACATGCTCCGCAAATTTCTATGTATCTAAAATCCAAGGGAGTTGACCTCCGTAAGCCATTTATCGACGAGTTCCTCAAGGTCGCTGAAACAGACAACAAGCTCATCTTTATTACGTTTGATGTTGGCTTTTCATTCCTCGAACCCGTACAAGAAATGCTCGGAGAGCGCTACATTAATCTCGGTATTACCGAGCCATCCGGCCTCGTCACCGCCGCTGCCCTCGCGCTCGAAGGGTACAAACCGTACGTCTACTCCATGATGCCGTTCATGACATTCCGCGTGCACGAACAGGTGCGAAACGCCGTCGCCTTACACAAGGCGAACGTCAAGATCCTCGGCGTTGAGGGATCATCAAAGTACTCATTCCTTGGCTTCTCGCACAACGTAGTACAGCCTGACGAAGACATACACACCTTCGCTGGATTACCGATCGATACTCATACCCCGAAAACGGTCGAAGAAACACGCGAAGTCTTTATATCTTCCTATTACTCACCTAAGCCAGCGTACGTTCGTCTATGAAACGGCTCATTGAAGGCCTCGGTAAGAACTCCCCGTCCGAATACGATGCGATCTTTCAGGCACGCAAAGCGGCGGGGGTTGATCCCATGGACCTCAAGCGCTGGAAGCGTCTCCTCAAGTACTACAAGGGGGGGAAGCTCATCGACATCGGCTGTCTCGATTCGCTCGTACCACAGCTCGCGCTCGAATGGTACCCACGCGCAGAAGTCTGGGGTATCGATGTTGCCTCGGAAGCGATCAAAGACCTCCAGCAGGAAGACCCACGAGTTATCTACAAAGTCCAAGACGCCTACCAGACTGGCTTTCCCTCAAATTACTTCGACTACGCCGTCGCCGGGGAGATTCTGGAGCACCTCGACGACCCGAATGCATTCGTCAGGGAGAGTTTCCGCATTCTCAAACATGGCGGCATATTCGCCATCTCGGTTCCTGAGAACGAGGCGATCGAACCAGGGGCAAAGGACGCAGAGCGACACGTCTGGTCCTACGACACCGAAGATTTAAAAGCGCTAGTGTCACTGTACGGAACCGTTATAAAGACCTCGACTATGGGGTCACAGTACCTCCCGTACTACATTTATTCGTGGCCGAACATCCTCATGTTCGTGCGTAAAGACTAGGTATGGACTACAAGATCAACTTTATCCGCAATTCGTACACGCGTTTCGCCGAACAGCACAAAGACGAGCTGATTGGTGCGTTCTGGGACTGTGTGTCCGATGGTCGCCTCATCCTCCGAGAGGATGTGTCGAAATTCGAAGACACACTCGCCCAGTACACCGGCACGAACCACGGCATTGGTGTTGCCTCGGGGACCGACGCGCTCTTTCTCGCGTGCAAAGCACTCGGCATCGGACCAGGTGACGAGGTGATCACTGTCGCGCACACCTTCATCGCATCTATCCAGTGCATCGTTCACTGCGGCGCGACGCCGATCCTCATCGACGTCGGCAAGGACGAGCTCATGGACGTCAGCCAGATCGAAGCCGCAATCACGCCACGCACCAAGGCGATCATCCCCGTTCACTTCCACGGGAAGGTTTGTGATATGGACTCAATCATGGCCCTCGCGAAGAAGTACGGCCTGTACGTCATCGAGGATGCGTGCCAGGCGCTCGGGTCTAAATACAAGGGTAAGATGGCTGGGTCGTTCGGTGATCTGGGGTGCTTCAGCTTCAATACCCCGAAACTCCTCGGCGGCTTCGGCGACGGAGGTGGCATCGTGACGAACAATCGCGAACTCACCGAGAAGCTATACCTCCTCCGAAACCACTACAACATGGCGCAGACGTCGGTTCGTATGGACGACTTCCCAACGCCGGAAGTCGTCCGATGGGCGTACAAGTCTCGCCTCGACAACATCCAAGCCGCACTGCTCAACGTGAAATTCAGGTACTACGACCAGTTCCTTTCTCGCAGGCGCGAAATTGCAGACATGTACTGCAACGGACTCAGGGGCTTACCGCTGCGGTTGCCGGAGTACCGACAAGAGGACGTTGTTCAGGAGTTCATCATCCGTATTGGTTCGGACGAGATTCGACAGAAGTTCAAGGCCTTTATGGATTACAAGGGAGTTGAGTTACTCATTCGCGAAACGACACCAAATCACAAAGTCAAGCTCCTTGGACTCGATCACTTCAACCTTCCGGTGACCGAGAACATTTCGAAGGACGCGGTCCGTCTTCCCGCTTACCCCGAACTCACGAACGAAGAAGTCAGGTACATTATCAGCGCCATTCGCGAGTTTTATGATTCAGAATAAGCGTGTCCTCATTACCGGCGTCGGGGGATCGATCGGGTCCGAGCTCGCGCGCCAGCTTCACAAAGACAACATAATCTTCGGCGTGGACATCAATGAAACCGAGTGGTTCGGCCTCGTGGAGGAGCTCGGTATCCAGGGGCGCCTCTGCGACATCCGCGATCAGCGCCTCATCACGAACCTCATAGTGGATTTCAAGCCCGACATCGTCTTCCACGCAGCGGCACTCAAGCACGTTACGCCATCGATGCAGATGCCGCGCGAGTACGTAAAAACAAACCTCTTAGGCACCCTTAATGTCATTGAAGGGGCGGCAGCCGTCGGGGCGAAGTTCATCAACATCTCGACTGACAAAGCGGTGACGTCAGAGAACGTTATGGGGTGGACAAAGAAGGGGACCGAAATGTTCACGAAAATTGCCGGGGGTATCTCGGTGCGTTTCGGCAACGTCCTCGGCTCTCGTGGATCGGTCATCCCCCTCTGGCAGAAGCAGATCGAGGACGGCAAGCCGGTGACCGTCACGGACCCGCGAATGACCCGCTACATGATGTCAATCGAGGAGGCGGTATCACTCGTCATCCAGGCGGCAGAGACGGGGAATCCCGGAGAGTTGTTTATCCTCGATCTCGACCAGCGCCGGATCAACGTTCTAGAGTTGGCGAAACAAATTATCAGCGGCACGAACAGCACCATTCAAATCATTGGTGCGCGGCCAGGCGAAGCATTATCGGAATTTTTAATGACGTATGACGAAAAAGAAAACAGCATCAAAGAAGGCCCCTTCTACATCATCGGAAGGTCCCGCGTACTGGCAGAACCGACCCAGTGATGACGAGCGCAAGGATTGGCGCACAGGAGGCTCGTGGATCGAAGAATACGTCGACAGTGCCTCGCACCCTCACCGAGACCTCATTCTCACTGTGCTGAGGCGTTTAAGCCCCTTTGCGGGGGTTTTAGAAGTCGGCTGCAATGCAGGCCCGAACCTTCTCAGGATCAATGAGGTATACCCAGAAACACAGCTCGCGGGCGTGGACATCAACCCGGACGCAATCGAGCGTGCGCAACAGCTCCTCCCGAAAGCTCTCCTCAAAGTCGGCACTCTTGATGCCCTCCCCTTTGAGGACCAGTCATTCGACGTCGGGATTGCAGACGCCGTCTTCCTCTACGCTGATAAGACCCTCATGAAAAAGGCCATGGATGAGCTTAATCGGGTCGTCCGCAAGGGACTCATCTTCGTTGAATGGCACGCCACGAAAGAAGGGATCATTGACCATCACTGGGCGCGTGATTACGAGGCCCTCATGGAGTCCTATGGTTTCGATGTGTACGACATTACCAACCTCACCCCCGAAACATGGCCGAACGAGAAGTGGGCCAGCCATGGCAAAGTTTTCGCGTCAGTTCGTCGATCTCCAACTTCAAAGACGGATTAGCTCGGAAGATGCAGTTGCCGGACTGGTACTGGTGCCTGAACGAGGCAACCATCTTCTTCGGCATGTACCACTGGTTTGACTACCTCCGCTACCGGATGCACTGGGGGAAGAAGGCGATCTTTTGGTGTGGGGCAGACATTCTCAACATTCGCCCGTCCTGGAGATTTCCAAACACGATCCACTACTGCGAAAACACCGTGGAGTATGAAGCCCTCCGCTGGCGCGGCATCCACGCCGACATCCGACCGTCGCTCTTCGACATTCCAGAAGCAATAACCCACTTTACACCCACCGATCATCCACACGTGTACATGAACGCGCACCCCGGCCGCGAGGTTGAGTATGGGGTGCCGATGGTCAAGATTCTCGCCTCAGCCCTCCCGCACATAACGTTCCATGTGTACGGGATCTCAGGAGACTCGACGGCAAACCTCATCTATCACGGAAACGTCGCTCCTGAGGCGTTTAAACGCGAAATAGAGGGGTACCAGGCGGCACTCCGACTCAACGAATTTGATGGCTTTTCAGAAATCCTGGCGCGATCTGCACTGATGGGCCAGTACCAGTACTCAATCATTCCGTACCCGCACATGGAACCAATTTCCGGCCTCTGGACACTCGACCAAAAACTCACTCCGAACTACGACGGACAGCGTTACTGGTTGACCGAATTGTCAAAACCCCTGTGATACAATTCTTCATATGAAACTCAGGCTGTACTATCCGATCACACCGTGGATCGTGACACAGTCGTTTGGTGAGAACCTCAACTCCTTCTACCAATCCATCGGCCTCAAGGGGCACAACGGCATCGACCTCCGTGCCGCTGATCGTCAGCTCATCCGCGCAGCCCATGACGGAACCGTCACGTTCACGGGCGAGGATGGATCAGGCGGCCTCGGTGTCGTCATCCGCACCGACGAGCAATTCGACTACAACGGCTCACAGAGCTACTTCAAGACGGTCTACTGGCACATTGCCAAGGGCGGCTTCCTCGTGAAAGCAGGCCAGAAGGTGTATGCGGGGGACCCGATCGCACTCGCCGACAACACAGGCTACTCAACCGGCACGCATCTCCACTTCAGTCTCAAGCCGGTCTACCAAGGCGAGAAGGAGTGGGAGTGGTGGAACATCGAACAGGACAACGGCTACAAAGGCTCAATCGACCCCGAGCCGTACCTGGTCGGCATTTCCGCAGAGCAGAAATTCAACGACAATATTTCAGGACTCCGTGCGACGCAGGAGCGCTTGATGCGCTATATCATCGAACTCCTGCAAAAGAAGCTCAACGAGCTCCGTTCTAAAAGGTCGGTTAGCACTCCAATTTCATAATCTATGTTGAAAGGAAAACTCACGTACCTCACCGCAGCAGCGATGATTGCGTACGGCGTTGTCGGTCTCGTATTCAATCTCGGTGATGCCCAGGTGAATCAGGCAATCATCATGAACGGCATCGGTCTCTTTGGTCTCCGTAGGGCTCTCTAACTCCGTTTATTCGCCGCGTGCGCGGTAACAATGAAACGAAGTGGAAAAGGTAAAAAGGGCAATCGTCCTTACCGACATTCACGCTCCGTACGAAGACAAGCGCTCTCTGGCCGCTGTTGAAAAACTGATGGCCGACCTTCGGTTTGATTGGTATCTGAATCTCGGGGATTTCATCGATCTCGACTGCATTTCCCACCACAACAAAAACAACCTCCGTGCGGTCGAAGCGAAACGCCTCCAGCTCGATTACGATCACGCCGGGACTATTCTCGACCGCCACCAGAAACTCATCCGCGCCAACAACAAGGACGCGGAGTTTGTCGTGCTGGAAGGGAACCACGAAAACCGTATTGAACGCTACATCGACGCCAACCCTGCGCTAGAGGGAATGGTAGAGGTGCCCACCGCCCTAGAGTTCGGGCGTCGAAAAATCAAATGGGTGCCGTACTGGAGCAGGGGCACGGTCTTCCGCATTGGGAAGGCCACCTTCATCCATGGCAAGTACGGCGGTGAGCACCATGCTAAAAAGCACGTCCAGAAGTTCGGCTGCAATATCTTCTACGGCCACATCCACGACGTGCAGTGCTATTCCGCTGAAATGCTCGGCAAGGACAACACCCTCGTCGGGCAGTCCCTCGGATGCCTCTGCCTTCCGCAGGGCTACATGCGCGGCGGCCCCGACAAATGGCAACAGGCCTTTGCCATATTCGAGTTCTTCCCGGACGGTTTCTTCCAGTACCACGTCATTAGGCTTTTCAAGCACCGCTTCTCGTATGGCGGAAAGGTCTACCAAGGCTAGCGTCGGCCCCGCACCGCCAGATTACGGGGATGATTTATTTCCATTCACGGACGACTGATATGAACGAAACACCACAAGGAATGAAACGAGAGGACAAGGGGCAGAAGCTCAACCACCTCTCGTACTGGACTCCGCTCGCACTCGATCGGTACGCCCGCCACATGAAAATTGGCGAGATCAAACACGGGCGCGCAAACTTCCAAAAAGGCGGCTACCCGCCGCTTGAATACCTAGAGAGCACGATGCGCCACTTACTTGCAGCCTGGGCCAATTTAGAGCGTCTGGGAGCCACTGTAGGGCCAGACGGTGAGGATCACCTGGCCGCCATAATCTTCAATTCCCAGGCACTTATGAACGAGGAGGCTAGAACGGCGGAATCCCCGATTTCTCCAAGTCAGCAATAGCCCACTGCACTTCCTTACATTTCTTGCAAATCGAAGGGGGATAATTTTTCGCGTCCTGCGGTTTGATGTAGTACATGTCCACTGTGGCGAACACGTAGCTACACGACATACAAATAGCATTGCTGATTGCGTACTTCATTGAAATTGGCACCCCAAAGGCGAGCAATCGCATAAAAAGAGAGGAGAAGTTTTCATTGCTTGATTGAGCTGAGGATTGCGGGGGTCTTTTCCTCTGGGGTGCTGTTGACATTGTAGCAGTTCAGATGTCCGTCAATGCAGTTATCCCCATAATGAAGAACTTGTGAGTTCACGAAATCGACATGCTACACTAGCTATATGCGTTTCTTCGATTATGATAATGAGGTTATTGTTCGTGCGGTCTGTATCGTCCGCGTGAGTAATAACGTCATAATCGACGCATCGCTCTAAGCTCGCTTCACTGCGAGCTTTTTGCGTTTAACAACAGAATAGCCGTTTAGCGGCAGTCGCGGCTTCGACGGGGCGACTTTAAACCTTAAGACCTGTCACTTGGATGACTCATACCCTGAGCATGAGCGTCCCCAACCTCAAACATCACGTTTGGGGTTTGGGGGCACTTGAATCCTCACCCCCAAGCATATGGTAAAAGAAACAAATGCATACATAGAAGCTAAGGCATTGAAGTTAGCTAAGAATAGAAAGCCTAGTGATGTATTCTCCTCTCTCAACGAGAACAGTCCTCTCTCCAAACCCTACAAAGCGAAACAAACTGGCGGCGCGCGAACATTTCTTAATGTGAGTAATCCGTCCGCTCTTTCCGCCAAGAAGGCTCGAAAAAAGCGGCTGCGCGAACTCGTTCAACAAATACGGGTTGTTTGGCCACACGAAAAGATCACCGCTCTTTCCAAGAAGCAGTGCCGTACGGTTTCAGAGCAATACGAGGGAGAAGCCCGCCATGCGTTCATGAACTATGTGAATTCGTGCCGCAGGGCTCTACGTCATCAACGCAAGCTGAATCGGCAGAAGAAGAATAAACTCGCGCCGTCTCCTCGACGGCTTCAGTACGACACGTACATCAATTCCCCGATGTGGGAGACCCGCAAGAACCAGTACTACCAGAAACATTCAAGAAGGTGTGCCGCGTGTTCGACTGCCGCGCATATACAACTCCATCATATGGACTATTCGAAGATTGGTAGAGAACCAGACGAGCACCTTATTCCGCTCTGCGGTCCACACCATCTCGAATTTCACGAACGATATGGGACTAAGAAACACATGATTCGAGAAACTGCATTGTTCATTCAAAGCGTTAGGTCGAACATGCAACTCACCTGATCTTCACTCAGTTCCCCATACAGTGCGCTAGGGAACCCTGGTACGGCCAGCGCCTAGAGATTGGCCTTGTTCGTTTCCGTGTATAATTCGAGACATCAGCAGTAATGCTGGTCCGACCTAACTACGCCGAAACCCTTCCTTCACTGGAGGGGTTTTTGCGTCCCTGCTTACGGTACGTTACCGACCTTCCTGGAAGCAGTTCCCTCGCGGTTTTGTTCTCTCCCCGTTCTACACCGTCGCCTCTTCCGTCGCATTACTCTCTGTCGGTGTATTTTTCAGTTCGCCAAAAACCCTTGTTCTCCAAGCATTTCCGCTCATTTCCGTGTGGGCCTCCGCCCGCGACTTCCATGCTTTTTCTGTGGGTTACTTGTTCCTGCCCTTTCCGCATTCCATTCCATTCCATGCACCTCGGACACCCCCAAGCCTGCGGGCTAGTCGGACACTCCCTCCGGTCGCGTCCGATAGTCCTCGCCTTGTGTGTGTCCGTTTCCCTCCGGGATTTGTCCTATTCAGGACACTTCCCACAAGCATGGAAGTCGCGGGCTCATTCACGGAAGGGCGGGCATCTTCTCCTCCTTCTGGTACACTCCCGCGATGCCGTGCCTCACGTGCGGACATGATCGCGCCGTTCATGAATGGGACGCGTGTTGGCGCTGCCAACACTGCTCGTGCTCCCTCTTCCTGCCGTTCCCTCCTAACGTACGCCGGGGGTTACAATGAAGGGTGGGTAGCTCTCTTTTCCGGTCGGGTTCCCGTTCGCATCCTGCAAGACACGGGTACTGTGAACCGTGATGCCCGACCATGAATCTCCTCCAGATCGGATTTGCAGATAAAACCCTTGACCCGGGGAAACCGGGATTTCTTTTAATTGATGATGGGCCAATCGCTGAGACCTTTTTAAAGCAGTACGACCGCGCCACCGCGTTCTCCCCCTTCACACACAGCTTCAATCCCCTTCCCATGTCATTTCAAGGGGCGTGGGACTTCGCCACCGTCCTCTACGATGGAAAAGGGGAAACCACGCTAGCAGCCCGAGACGGCATGGTCGCCCTGACCTGGAAGCTCATGCACGGCAGGTCGATTGATAAGCTCCCCGTTAGTCCCTACGGCCCACGAGGTGAGGAGGATGCGACCGCTGTCATTAATGGCTTGCTCTTGTCTCCCTTAATGCGAGACGTCCTGACCAAGCCCACCAACTTCTCCTTCCGCAAACACAGCTCGACTGTTGCCAGGCTCAACCGCGCCGAGCTCGGACGTGATGCCCGTATCTTAGGAGCCCTCCTCATCATGCAGGCGAAGGACCAGGTGATCGTTCCGGACTTTGGATATTACGCCCGTCCCTTTCACGATCTCCTCGTGCTCGACAACCGTTTAATGGCTGGCGTGTACACGCTGTCAGAATTGGAACCGAAACTCCGCAACCGCTGTCTCCTCATGGAGAAAGAGGGCCGGGGATGCACGTATGAAGACGCCGCCGTTCTTGCGCGGTACGCCGGGTACATTCCCAACACCGTGGGGTTTCATGACTTCATTGAAACGGCGATGAGTTTTCCACAGCCTTCACGTGCAAATATATGAACGGATGCTAGTATGCGAATAGGAGGTTCGTTGACAGCGTTCGCATGAGAGAGGGGGAAACAGGCTAGGCATGTGGAGATAGGTGCACTAAGGCCGCTATCAGTCCTTTCAAAGGGTGCGAAACCCCCGTTTCTCCCTCCCTCCTGCGAACATATAGGGATTTCATTGGTGAGTGGACTGCTGGAGCGCGTAGGTTCTCTTCCGGCGGGTTAGAGACGCAAGACTGGTGCAAACATTCCACTGCCTAGCAGAGTCATTCTCTGCCTCCAGCCGCCCGCTCATCAAATTACCAATCACTTACATGTATGGAAATATTCGTTTTAGGATTTTCCCTCGGAGCGTTCGTTATGTTTTGGAGCTACGGCCATGCGCTCGAACTCCTGTACCGTGTGCTCAAGAAGAGGAACCTTATCTAATTAGCAATCAACAAAACACTATGATCGAACTGCATCACGTTGATCCCCCTCGCATGCCTGACAAGAACCTCTTCACTGATACCGCGTTCGAGATCATTGCGGGCGGGGACGAAGAATTACTCACGCTTCTTAAAAAACTTTGCAGAATATGAACTTCTACGCACGCAAGACCTGGCGCATTGAATACCTGAGGCGTCGCTTTAACCGACTCAATCCGAAGCCATGCAGACTGATTGCCTAGCGACACTCGCTGCAATCTGCCTCGGGCTGTCATTATCACTCTTCGCTGTAATCCTATGGATGAACAAGTAACACAAAAGCATCTCACCATCGCAGAACAAGACCTCGTAGACGCGACACAGAACATGATCGACAGCTACGACGTTCATGCCACCGCCGTATTCCAGTTCAAGAAGGCCCTGTCACACCGCAATCAATTACGAGCTCAATTTCACAAGTATGAAGGCACAGCCAACCCCGGCGAATCTCAAGCGGAAATCTGAACTCGTCATTGAGTACGCGACCAAAGGAAACTGGTCTGCCATTGTCAGACTAATCGGCGGCAACCCGCAAACCGACCTCGACGACTACGTGTATGGCGAGGAGGCAGATGCGGAGCGGGGAGCGCCTAACTTCGTATGACCCACTTGATAATCAACTACCGCCCCTCTGTTGATAGTCCAACAGAATATGTAGCACAAAGTCTACTTAACGCCTTCGCTACAAGAAAGCTGCTAGACAAGAGCGTGCTTACCGACCGCATCGTGTACGTTTTTGGAGATCCATTAGACGTCTCCTCAAAAGCAGTATGAAACTCAACGAAATACAACAGGCACTCAAGGTGCCGAAAAATCACAAAAACAGTTTTGGCGGTTACAACTACCGAAACGCAGAGGACATTCTCGAAGCGGTTAAACCCCTTCTCGGAGACAGTGTTCTCACACTCACGGATGAAGTGGTGAACATTGGAGATCGGTACTACGTGAAGGCGACAGCGGAGTTTTGTACTAAGGAACATGACCCATTCCATGTCACCGCCTACGCCCGAGAGGAGGAAACCAAGAAGGGTATGGACGGGGCGCAGATTACCGGAGCTGCATCAAGCTACGCGAGAAAGTACGCCTTAAACGGTCTCTTCTTGATCGACGATACGAAGGATGCCGATAGCGAAGATAACTCGGCTGTAGACACCCCGCCAAAGGCCTTAAAACAGCCCAGGACGAACGAAACGCCGAAAGATGACCCAAGGTCCCAGCTCCCAAAAGCGGATGTAGACGTGCTTAAAATGCTCGTCGTCAAACTCGGCCTCAAACCCCAAACATTAGGGGAGATGTACGACCTCATCGCGAAGGAGACGAGCTACGATCTGAGGAAAGAACCAGGTGACTTCCCGAAGGCGGTGTTCACATTGGAGGAAAAAATAGAAGCTAAGAACGCATAACATGTACATCAACAAAGCAATGCTCTACGGCAACCTTACCCGCGACCCAGAACTCCGCTCAACCCCATCAGGAGTAAACGTCTGCAACTTCTCTGTAGCAACCAATAGGACGTACAAGGACCGTGACGGAGTGAAGCAGGAAGAAACCGAGTTTCATGCCATTGTCGTGTTCGGTCGTCAGGCTGATACATGCTCAACCTTTCTCAAAAAAGGAAGCACGGTATACGTCGAGGGCCGCATGCAAACACGCAGCTGGGAGCAGAACGGGGAGAAGAAGTACCGCACCGAGGTGGTCGCAGAGACGGTGCAGTTTGGCCCTCGCAAGTCCACCGATCCGGTAGAGGTTGCTGTAGAGCATGACGAGGAACCGAAGGGGATTGATGCGGAAGACCCGAGTTCACTTCCGTTCTAGCGTATGGATCGCATCTTACTCATGGCCGGTGCGCTTGCACTTGATTTATCCGGATACGCACTACTCATCTGGGTTGATTGGCGGATTGCCCTTGCCGTTTTCTTCATCAACTGGTCAAGAAACATAGCACGACGACGACTCGGACTATGACCCAGCGATCCGGCCAACAGAACCGCGCCCTGCATAAGTGGTTTGAACTCAAGAGCCAACAGTGCAGGGATGCGGGGGTGACGGTACAGCTCGCCTTCAACCAAACAGCCGACCTCGACATGACGCCGGAGATGATGAAGGAGATTTTCCGCACCATCATGAAAGCGCTGTACGCCAAAGCGAGCACGAGGGACCTCGAAAAGGTTGGAGAGATCGACGACATGGTGAACCACTTGAACCGCTTCTTCGCGGAGCGGTTCGGGCTTGAAGGCATCGACCTTCCCAGCCACGAACTAAATTATTGGAATAACGCACCGATGCATGAAGACGCAGAACGAACGCATTAAAGACATGCTCGCCAAACACGGGTGTGTAACCCGCAACTGGTGCCTTCGCAGTTTCCCCGCCATCACGCGTTTGAGCGCACGTATCAACGACCTTGAACAGGAAGGTTACGAATTTGAAGGCAAGAACATTCACGGTGACTACTGCTACACGCTCATCAAATCACCCGCACCGAAACAACTCACACTTATATGACCACGAATCAAAACGCTATCCAGGCTCTCGCATCAGAGACCCGTTACCGCATCATCAACACCTTAAAAGGAAAAGAATTGGCTGTAGAGGACATCGCCTCAGAACTCCGCATGACCCACTCGGCCATCGGCCACCAGCTCATGATCTTAAAAGCCATGGACGTCCTCCAGTGTGAAAAGCAGGGCCGCTACGTCCGCTACCGTTTCGCAGACACCCCGGTCGCAAAGGAGGTGAAGCGGGTGCATAAGCCGAATTAGTATGGCGACACTAAACAACACATCAGACAAATCGAAGTTTGCACGCGGAGACATCCTAGTTCGCAAACGCTGGTGGGGCTATCAAAAGCGTATAGTCAACCGCGTATTCGAGATCGAGGGCCGAACGAAGCTGCTCTTGGGTACTTATCTTAGGACCGAAGATCATAACATGCTTGCACACACGAGCGTGTACGATGCGGCAGGCTGGCAGAAGATATAACCACATTACAAGCACTAGACCGAATTAGGGTATGAGAGAGGACACTTTTGAGGACGAGCTACGCGACGTAGCGCGGTCAGTACCAGGTTGGTACGAAGCGAAATTACAAAACCGTGTTAACGAGGGATACGAAGTTTGGCGTGATCCCATCACGGGAAACTGGAAGGGGTATCGTCTGGTCATTAAAGGGACGGACGATCACTTCATAATTGATGGCCGGACGCTCATCCCCCGCCTCGGCATCTACTAGCACGTCGCGCACTCCGAGTTGTGCGACGTTACCAACTAATCCAAGTCACCATGAAATATCTTTTACTTTTACTCCCGCTAGTTACGTGGGCACTTACAGGTTGGGGAGCATGGGTTGTAGGCAACATGCCGCAACCTTCGTTCCCATTCTTTCTCTGGCTATTCATGACCAGCATCGCCGCCATCATGGCGAACATTGCGGTCCTCGTCGGAGTTCTAGTGCATCTCAAAATGGCCCCGCCATTCAGCGTATGAACCTCGAACAACAGGAGCCCGTCACGAACGAGTACGCCGCCAAGAGGCTCCATGAAGCGCTAGCCTCCGGCAACGATGAAGAGGCAAAGAAGTGGGCATTATGCATTCAGGCGAATAATGAAATGCGTATCCACGCCAAACACCGCGAGAGACGAGCAAAAGAGAGAGCGCTTGAACGGAAGCGGCTGCACTCTTACCGCCTCACCTGACACGTCGCACAATGTTATATTCTCCGTCATTAAAATTTAAATCATCATTATGAGAATAGTAATCCAGGCATTTAGCAACGACGACGATACCAAGGGCCTCGAATGGAGTGGAGATACGGTCGCGGAGCTGGAAACCTTCGATGAAGCACATGACGCTCTCAACAGCATGGAGCGCAGGGGCATATGACCCACGACATCACGACGGGTCGCCGATGGGAACGCCACGAGATACAGAAGCTGGTTAAACAATGGGAAGCGCAGCTTTACTCAGACCACCCAACTATCCAGGGCGACTACGCCCAAGGCTTCGAGGCATTTAGGCAGCGGCTGCTCGATCTGTTCCGAGAACGAGACCGAGCTTGACCTCGCAAAATGCAGCTTCTCCGACCTATAAATTAATCAACTCAACATGAAACACACCGAAGAAGAATGCAAAGGCATCCATTGCCGCTGTATGAACCTCGACTGTCAAAATCAGCACCACGATGACCACGTTCAGGCAAACGGCCTCACGCCAAAAGAAGAACGGATAATGGCCAATGAACCCGAGCGGTGGCGTCGATTTAAACTGATGATTGGCGAGTTCGAAGGGCGCAAAGCGGAGCACCACTTTAGTCTCACAACCCATCAGGTTGGCATCATGCCTCGCTATACACTCGAAGCGATGCTTGACGACATGTGGAAGGAGACACGCGACATGTTCATCGACGAGTTATTGGGCAAAAAGCCACGCGGTCCTATCAGAGGTGGGATCATCCGCAACGGGTGACACGTCGCAAAATACGCGTTACGCGACATTATTAGATTCATGTCAAGATCATGAGATCGATCATAAAGCGTGCTCTGGAGTACTTCCTTCACGAGCACGATCTTGAGAAGCAGCACAGGATTATCACCTACCGACAAAAGCTCGTCGGAGACGAGTTTGAATCGCCAGGCACTTGGCTTCAACTCACCTGGGTTCAGAAGTGTCGTACGTGTGGCGCAACCCTTACCAATCAATTCAACAGCGGCCTCTAGCCGCGCACCCACCGCACCCGCATCTGTCGCGAACGACACCACCGCATCCACCGCAACGCTCTCTGGAACTTCCACGCGTGTCTGATGCGGCGTCTCATGGGAGCCTCCTCCTTACCATCTAAACCAAAAACCATATGAACACCAAAGGGAACTGCTGCGAGAAGTGCGATAGCGGACCCGTACTCATGTCGCATCCGCCGCAATCGTACTGCACGAAGAAGGGTGGCTGCGAGTGCCACCAGGCGAGCCACACATCAGAGGGGTGGGAGAAGAATTGGCGCATTCTTTGGCCGATGTGGGGACTCGAAATCGCACTTTCAAAGACCCCGAGCCAAACAAGAGCTGTTGAAGAGAAGATCAAATCCTTCATCCGTGACGAGATCGCCCGTGCTCGTGCTGAGGAGCGAGCTAAGTTTATCCAGTAACGTAGACAGCATATGTCACCTTCTTACGGTCCCGTAGGCGAACCAATGAAGACTGGAGTTCGACCTCGGTTCTTTTGTACGCTATTCGGCCACAAGGAAGTGGAGGAAGAAGTACGACCGAAACATTTCTTGGTCAGTTGCGGCCGTTGTAAGTGCGCGATTCGGGTTTATGGGACATTTAAACTTGGAGAAGTACACATCAATCCCAAGGCCCCATGAACTCCCTGCTACAATAAAAAGCAGAACAACTCCCCTGCGGACGTGACTGCACGAACCCTCGCGCAGCCACACCGCAGAGGAGGCGGCCCACATGAAGTTCTTCGATTTCTGGATCACGTGCAGCTTCCTGATTCTCTACGCCCGATTTCGCCGCGTACGTGATTAGGGGAGAGGTCATATGTTTCCTCTCGCACCTCTCACGCCGCGTGAGCGACAAGTGGGCAGGCTTCGTGGCGAATGTCTCGAAGCCAAGCAGATCGCCCGCAAGATCGGTTGCAGCCCTCGCACCGTCGAGGTCCACCTCAGCCACATCCGCGAAAAGCTCGGCCTCAAGAACAGCCTTGAGATCGTCCGGCTCGCGTGCACGACCATGATCTTCAAGGAAGCCGACGAGCAGCCGCTCGCCGTCATGGGCCTCACTGGTCCCGAGCTCGCGACCTTCGCCGCTGAAGGCCATTGAATCGCGCGGGTAGTCCTCCCTGGACCTGCGCACAAACTACGCCACCTCTCACCAGGTGGCGGCTTTTTTACAGCGTTTTGACAGGGTTTTGACAGAAAATACGAGTTTTCGACGGCGTTTTGACACTTCTGGCCCACTCCTTGCAAATTTTCCCAGTTCAATCGAAGCCCAAATTTTCCCCGTCCCAATCACCCATCAGGTGGCCGTCGCGCGCACCGGACGACAAGCCCCGAAGCCGAAGGGCCGCGAAGCGGCGGACTTGTCGGTAGGGAGCACGATGGCATACTTAGTGCTCGGGCGAGTTGGTATGCTATAATTCTAGTATATGGCCTACAAAGACCCGAACGATTCTCGGGCAAAGGAAGCGAAGAGACGATATTACGAAAGAAATCGCTCGAAGTATCTTGCGTATGCTCGTAAGAGCCAAGAAAAATACCGCGATCTGGTGCGTCATTACAAGTCGGTGCCTTGTGCGGACTGTGCTCAGAGCTACCCGTACTACGTGATGGATTTCGACCACCGCGAGGGCGAAACGAAGCTCTATGGCGTTGCCCAACTGCACCGCTTCAAGTCGCTGGCGATCCTCGAAGCCGAGATTGCAAAGTGCGACGTGGTTTGCTCTAACTGCCATCGAATACGAACACAGGCCCGCCGTGCCAAAAGCGTGCCAAACGTATCAAGCGAAGTCGCCTAACCCTTTGATTTCGCGGGTGTAGCTCAATGGTAGAGCCGCAGCTTCCCAAGCTGTTTTCTGGGTCTTGCACAGCATTGCATAGGCTCTCACCAAGTCGAAAAACCCGATTCATCTCAGCCGGTTGTTCGTGTATGGTGTTGCACACCGTTGCACACCAACACCGATGAAAGGCGTGCCAAAACCGTGCCGATTTTAAACCTCACTGACATCACGGTTCGCTCGCTGCCGCCTGGCCTCTACATGGACGCGAAGACGCCATCCTTTGGCATCCGAGTGGGCAAGAACCGCAAAACCTGGATCGTACTGAGAGAGCCGAATCGCACCAAGGTGCGTCTCGGGCACTACCCTGCCCTGTCGCTCGCTGAAGCCCGCAAACGTGCCTTCACCGAGCTTGGCAAGCAGGACGAGCGCAAGACGATCCTGTTCACCGAAGCGCGACAGCGTTTCCTCGAAGCGCACCTGCCGACGCTCCGGCCGCGAAGCGCGTATCAGATCAACCGGACGCTCACGAAGTACTTTCACTGGAACACCCGTCTGGGCGACATCACGCACGAGGACGTGGCTAAGGCCATCGACCGCATCAAGGCGAAGTCCGAGCGCTCGCATGCACTCAAAGACATCAAGACGTTTTTTAATTGGTGCGTCCCGCGCCTCGTCGCGCACAGCCCTGCCAACGGCATCAAAGGGGCACCGTACCGGCCTCGCGAGCGTCTGTTGACGGACGCCGAGATCAAACTGATTTGGCGGGCGTGTGACGATCTGGATTGGTACGGGGCGCTCGTCCAAATGCTCATCCTCACAGGTCAGCGTGTCGGCCAGTTCGTCGTCTGGGATCATGCGTGGGTCAAGGATGGCTCTATCGTGTTCCCGGCTGGCGTCATGAAAGGCGACAGCGAGCACCGCATCCCTCTGCCGAAGATGGCCGAGCAAGTGCTTCCACGTTTGGAACGTCATACCTACCAAGGCAAACGCAAGCGACAGATCGACGAGCGCTCTGGCGTCACGGACTGGGTGCTCCACGACATTAGACGTTATTTCTCATCCACTCACGCACGCTTGAAGACCGACATCGTGACGACCGAAGCCATGCTCCACCACGTGTCGGGCACCAGGTCGCCCATTCAACGGGTGTACGATCTCTATGATCGCTATCAGGAAATGCTCGATGCAACGGACGCGTATGAGCAGCACCTGGTTACGGTTTTGAAGTAACGACTTCCCCGAATCCGTTAGAGCCTTGTCACTAGAACAGCCGTCGCATAGCCTTTCGTCGTAGCCATCCGGCTATCGCCTAGGTGTCCCTCGGCGTCGCGCGACGCTCCAATCGGAGCAAGTGCGATGTCGATCAGACCCCTGGTCGTTGACTACGACGGGCTGCTGAGAATTGGCGTGCGCTATTCGAAGAGCCAACTGTGGAGGTTGATGCAGCCGACGCTGACCGTCACTCGGAGGGTTGCTGGTCAGAAAGGTCGCGTGGCGATGGTGATCCCAAATCCCGCACCTTTCCCTCAATCCTTCAAGATGACGCGGAGTCGGCAATCTCCTCCCTACTGGCGCGTGAAGGACGTGCTCGCCTGGCTCGAAGCCCACGGACTAGCCGTCACTGACGACTGGTACGGCTCTGACTAAGAGCGGGGGGCCAGGAGGTCCAAGCCCTGGCCCCTTTCACACACGGGGGAAGCCATGCGCGTTGACATCGACATCCAGGAACAGGTGACGGAGTACAAGACAGGCGGCATGCTCGGCATGTTTCAGAAAACCGAGCGCGTCACCGCCTACGTCGTATTCTCCAAGATCGAACTGACGCAACAAGAGAAAGACATCCTCACACGGTACGAGTTGTGGGATCACATCGTGTTCCAGCACAAACAAGATGCGGCAACGTATGGTCCTGAGCTACGGGCATCGATGGCGAATTGGGAACCGCTCGCATTCAGCATCAAAGCCCTCGTGAACCAGGGCAACCAGATGCGGTTTCAATTCTCAACACCCGTGGCCGCACAACGGTTCGCCAACGAGCTCCAAAACGAGCATTTGCCGAACATCAAACGGTACATCGAGGCATCCCAGCAAATCAGCCAGCCGCAGAAACGGTCGTTCGATGTTTGACCGCGATCCGGAAAAAGAACGCGACTACGACCTCCTATTCATGCGGTCCATGTGGGAGCTCGTCTCGGCTCCCTTCACCATTGGCGGTGCCTTGATCGGCTTGGCTGCTGACGCCGCGAAGGACAAGCGGAAACGAGCGCAAGAGGAGCGTGAATGGGAGGCATACCTAAGGCCCACCGCGCTCGAAAAACTCAAGTACGCTGAGCCCTTTCCTGACACCGAGTCGTTCATGGTGAACGTCGCACGAGGTCTCGTGAAGTCGTACCGGACTCCGAGGCCCGATATTTTTGCGGACCTGATGGGCGCACTCGGTCCCATTTACGACGTGGAGAATCTTCACGATCCAACCGCAGAGCAGCACGACAGCCTGGCGCTCGATCTACGCGTCAAACAGTTTCAGCATCGGGAAGAAACTCTCAAGCGCATCACCGACGCCTTCACGAAGTCCTACGAAGGCATGTTGAAGCACATCCCTGAATCGCTATACGGGGAAGAAACAAAGGCGCAGATCACGATCCCGCTCAAAAGTGTCGTGAACGTCCGCCAGATGTTTCTCGACATGCTCCGGCCGCTCTACGCGCCTGAGATCATCGAGTGGGGACTGTTCCGTGAATTTCATACGTTTATGAAAGAGCAGTGCAAGGACGCTGACCCGACGACATTTAAGGGTGACGACGACGCATTTATCAAAACCTACATGGGGAATACGGGATTTGAAGACATTTACGAGATTCCTGTACCGCTCGTTGTTCCGCGAAACGTGACGTTCGAGCACACGCACATTCTCGCGGGATCAGGGCACGGCAAAACGACGGCACTCACCGCAAGATTCATCGAACACGTCCAAGACCTCGAACAACCCGCCGTTATCGTGATCGACGGCAAGGGTACGTGGGCCAAGGAGCTACAACGGTTCAAAATGTTCGTGGGTGATGATCGCCTGCTTGTCATCAATCCGCAGGACTTGGACTACCCCGCTGCGCTCAACATGTTTGCGCTGCCGCAGAGCATCCCTGAAAAATCCAAGGAAGTGATGCGGGATGCAATTGCGGAAAACCTCTCGTACGTGTTTGGCAGCAGGGAGTTCGATCTTTCTGCAAAACAAGACACAGCGTTTTCCTATGCTGCACGGATCGTGTTCGCGATGCCTGGCGGGAGCATCGAGACGTTACGCGCGTTGATGCAAGACCCCGTTGCCGATCCCAAAATGGGTGGCATTCGACGCGACTCACCTTTCTACCCGTACATCATGGCGCTCGATGAGACTGACCGTCAGTTCATGACGGACATGTTCTACCACGCGAGCGAGTACATGGAGACGCGACGGCAAATTCAGAACCGCATCTACAACCTCATCAGCTCGAAGCCGTTTGCCGCGATGTTCAAGCAGAAAGAAAACCGCTTGGACATGTTCGATGTGTTGCAGTCGGGGAAGATCGTTATCATTGATAGCTCCCCCGGTGCACTCAGCGAGAAGGCCGCGCAGACATTCGGGCGCTACATCCTGGCACTCACGCTCGCGAGCGCGAGAGCACGTATCAATGTCTCTCGTGCAAGTTGGCGTAGCTCCTACGTCCTCGTCGATGAAGCGCAAATGTTCGTCGATGAAGAACGCACGCAGCCTCTCCTGCAACAGGCCCGTGAGTTCAATGTCGGCGTGACACTCGCGCATCAGAAACTCGACGACCTAACGCCGAAGCTCCGCGCGACCCTTGCGAACAACACTTCGTCAAAGTACGTCGGTGGTGTTGGCTACGACGACGCCCGGAAGCTCGCGCAGGAGATTCACTGTGACCCTGACTTCATACGGGAGCAAGGCAAGGGCGAGTTTGCCGTCTCTATTCGTGGCGTCACAAAGAAACCCATCTCCGTTAAATTCCCGCTCGGTATCTTGGATAACACACCGAAGATGACCGATGTCCAGCACGCCCAGCTCTTAGGGGTGAACGCATTCCGTCTCGCAGCTCGGAATGAGCCAGAACCGGCACCTGTTGTTGCACCAGAGCCGAAACCAGCACCGACCGCGCCACCGCCTGTTGCAGAGGCAGAAGAACCGCCGAAGCCGCCCGAGAAGCCCGGCAGGAGGTGGTAACATATAGGTACAAACACATATCCATTCGTGCGTAGCGTTTCATAGCGTTTCTCAGAATCTTCAGTCACTTGCGCTGCTACGCGGGATCGCTATGTCGCGCGTATGGCTGACTTTCGGTATCGCTTTAGTCGGAAGATGGTGAAAGGCCGGAAGGTCACGCCTATTTCAATAACGACTCGCGACCTAGAGTTTTTCAAGCTCCTCTCGGACATCAAGTACGTCCCCCTCGACTACGCCTGGAAGCTCGTCGGCGGCAAAGACCTCCAATCGTTCTCGAAGCGAGCCAGCCGCCTCTACCTGAACGGCTATATCGACTTTCCGAGTGGGCAGACACGTTCTCAGCGGGCCAACTACAACTTCCGCATTGCCGCGCTTGACGAAAAAGGTGCCAAGTACCTCGAAGATCGTGGCTTCACTGTCCCGAAACTGAAGCGCTTCAAGAACATGGAGCATAAAACGCTCGGGTGCGTCTTTCGCCTCTCCATGTTGATCGCGGATGCCGAGCTCGTCTCCTGGAACGAGATGCTGTCGAGTCCGAATTTACCGGATCAAACGCGGCACAACCCCAATCCGGAAACGATCCTCTTTACCCACGACGGCGCGCGGTACTCGATCACGCCTGACGACCTCTTCCTCATTGGCTACCCCAAATCGTTCCGCTTCTACGTGCGTGAAGATGATTGCGATACCGAGTCGGATTGGTCGGACGCCAAGAACACGATCAAGTTCAAGGTACTCGCGTATTTGAGCATTCTCCGTGATCGGCTTTACGAACAGCACTTTGGCACAAGCACGTTCTATGTGCTGTTTCATACCGTTGGCAGTGACCGCGTCGTTCGCATTAAACGTACGATCCAACGCGTCGTCGAAGAGTACAACTTCGATCCAAAACTCGCTGCACACATTCTCGTCAAACACACGCCGATCTACACAGCGTATGACGAGAACCCAAAACCCGCAGGTCCCCACGTGTATGATGAACCGTGGGAACGTGTTGGGCATAAACCCCTCTACTTGAACCAGGAGGGAGTACAATAGGGATGGTTCTAACCACAGGAGCCTTCAATGGCAAAAGAGAAGCAGCCTCCAGCCGCTAAGTTTCGGCTTGGTTTCGTGACGGCCACAGTGTGGCGCAACTCCGAGTTCTTCAGCGTCGAGTTGACGCGGTCCTATAAGGACAACGACGGGGAATGGCGCGACGGTCACTCCCTCAACTCGGGTGACCTCCTGAACGCCGCAAAGGTGTTACAGCGAGCCGAAGAGTTCATCGCGAACCAGGCGTGATTCATGAGCCACACCTACGGGTGTGGCCTTATCCTTACCGTGGTTTGGATGGTATTCGTATTGCTTCTCAGCGGCCTTGCGAACGGCAATAGCCGCTTGCTTCTTATTGAAGTAGCCCAGAGAAATCCTCTCGCCTCGAACAGAGATTTCAGCGCACCATTTTTTCTTCCGTTTATACCAACTCACGCCCGTTACACCAGAGGTGTTTGTGCGGCGCTTTGAGACGTTGCGGTTGCTCTCTGTGCGAGTAACGAGACGGAGGTTGATCTGACGATTATTCGTTCTGTTGTGATCTATATGATCAATTAACATCCCTTCTGGAATTGCCCCGTTACATATCATCCATGCGATGCGATGTACATACAGTGTTTTACCTTTGAAGCAAACTCTCAAATAACCAGATGCGTCAGGCGAGTCGAATGGCGTCGTGCGACGAAGACCGCGAACTTCTCTCCAAGTTAAGCTACCTGTTAAAGGATCGAAACTGAATGTCTCGCGTAATAAATCGGCTGTGACCTCCATAGATCATTATCATAGCACACGCTCCGTCCCTATCCGGGGCCTTCTCTTTTCAGCGGTACAATTACGGTAGGCTCAACCGAAGGAGACCTACCGTGTCCGTATTCGATGACGTGAGAAACGGCGTCTCTCTCGCAGACGCCATCAGCTACCTGAAGCTCAAACCCTCTGAAAGAAAGGGCGATCAGCTCCGGTTCAAATGCCCGTACTGCACCTCGGGCGATGACCGTGCGCTGAGTGTGAATCTCCAGAAGGGATTCCAGTGCTTCGCGAGCAGCAAACGGGGCGACGATGCAACGGCGTTAGTCGCACACTGTTTGGGAATCAAACAACGTGAGGCCGCAGACAAACTGGCTGCGCAGTTCCTCACTCGCAGTTCCCCCCAGCCCCGGCAGGAAAAAGCGCAGTCACTAGCGCTCGATCACCCGGTCATTGAGATGCTAGGTATCGCGAGCACACTTGCGGCAATCCAGGGCGGCTTCGATTCTGAGAAGGAACGCGTCATGTTCCCGCTCAGGGCATCGGATGGATCGCTGATTTGCACCCTTGGTTTAGCGACCAAGGCAGATCAGGAACCTCTGCTGCTCTTCAGCGAACACAAGCCGGTTGAACGCGCTGATCCCGACGCGTTACGGAAGTTGTTCCGGGTAGTGTAGAATTACCCCACAGTCACTGGGGGTGGCCCCCGCTCAAAAGGCGGGGGTTTCTATTTCAAGGTAAAATGAAGCGGGCAGCGCATCCCGCGCAGCAGGTTTGATCCCACTTTTTGCCACGCGTAACGCGGAGGCCTGTTGTCGGGGAATCAACCTCGACTGCCCAACCAGTTCCTTCACACCCAGAAAGGTGCCCCATGACACTGATGTTGCATGCGGGCGGTGAACCCGTCAGCTATGAGGATCTACGTGCGGTCAAAACGCCGGACGGCACCGACACGCATGTGCCAGTGCCGCACCATGAGATTGTGGAGCTCGTGCGGTATACGCTCGGCTTTTATAATCACGAGATCGTCGAAGAGCACCACGCTCTTGCGAGTGACGGCGCGCGCTATTTCGGCGCGCTGACGCTCCGATCGCCGTACGGTGACTACTCGGACATCGTTGGTCTGCGCAACAGCCACGATAAGAGCTTCCCGGTCGGCCTCGCGTTCGGCTCTCGCGTGTTCGTGTGTGACAACCTCGCCTTCATCGGCGAGCACGTCATCAAACGCAAACACACGGTCAAGGCCCGGCGCGAGCTCCCCATGCTCCTCGCAGACATCGTGCAGCCGCTTCAGGCCCAGCGCATCGCGCAGAACCAGAAGCTCCTCGGCTACCAGGCCAAGGAACTGACGGTGGGCGAGCTCGATCACGCGATCATGAACATGCTCCGGCAGGACATCATCGGCGTCCACGGTGTCGGCCAGGTGCTCAAGCATTACCAGGAACCGCCTCACGACTGGGGTTCCCCAAGTGCGTGGCGTTTATTCAACGCCGCGACGTTCACGCTCGCAGGGAAAGTCGCTGAAAAGCCGGACATTACTCGTCGGCTTCACGCGGTGATCGATGCGACCGTTGAAGGTCGTCTCGTGCATTGACCGTAACGGCAAACCGAACCCACGGGCAGCGGCGAGGGCCACCGGGCCGCGCCTGGGCTTAATGGGCGGCACGACCTAATGAGCCGCAAGGTCGGAATGGTCTCAAGGCCCTTCGGAGTTTCCGAGGGCCTTTTCTTTTGGCTAGACTCGTGCGGCAGGAGGCGCAGATGCTGACCATCACCGAGGCACGACGGCTCAAGAAAGCGGGCTTTCCCCAGAACACTCAGTGGTACTACGTGAGTTGCGACGGGCTCCCGTGGGAGCTCATGCCACACCGCGAGGACAACGCCATTGCAGTCCCGACCTTCGAGGAATTGCAGAAAGAGTTAAAGGGCGAACTCTCGGTAACGAGGGTCGGCGGACAGTGGGAAGCAATCCTCGTGACTGAGACACGAACAATCTGTTCTCCCCCATACAAAACAGCGGAAAAAGCATTGACGGCCCTATGGCTCCAGGTACGTACATAGAGTACGATTCTTGTAGCCAAAGGAGAGAATCATGGCTGAGAGACTAGGCATTCTCGATCGGCTCAAGAAGCTCGACGAAGAACGGGCTACCTTGGTCGAAACCGCCAAGACCGAGGCCTTACAGAAGGCGCAGGACGCGGTTGCCGACCTTAATGCGCTGGGCTTCAACTACCGCCTGGTGGACGGCACCGAGGGAGCACGTCTCCCCCGCGCTGTCGGCACTGGTGCCAAACGGCAAAGCAAAGGCGAGGCTTGTCCGATCTGTGGCGTGAAGACCGACCCTCCTCACGACCGTAGAGCTCATAAGAAAAACCCGGAGCCATTTACTCCGGAACAGCTCGAAGCTCGCGGCATGAAGGTCGTGAACTGACAACAAGCCTCCGGAGCGATTCGGGGGCTTAAAACTTTGATATAATAGGTGTATTGGCTCGTACACTCTCCAATGAAGGTGCGAAGAAAAAGGCCTGGGCCGCGTTCTCCCGTTTTATAAGAAACAGAGACCCTCTCTGTATTACATGCGGGAACCCAGCAACACAGGCGGGTCACTTCCTCCACAACTCAGATAAAAAAAACAAGCAATTAGGTGGAAACGAGCTCTGGTACGACGAACAAAACGTCCACGGCCAGTGCTCTCAGTGCAATCTGTTTAAGTCAGGCAATCTCGGCATTTACAGCGTGAAGCTGATCGAGAAATACGGCCCTGACATCATCCCATCCCTTTACAAGAAATTCCGCACTCCAAAGAAATACACAGTGGCAGACTTGCTCGCTATCGAAGCGAAGTACACAATGGAGGTATGAAGACACGTGAGGAGATTTTAAAGATACTGAGAACGGGAAACTTCACGATCTATTTCCATGACAGTGACCCAGGTGCATGGGCTATATACAATACATTCGTTGATGACACTGAGATTGAGGACTGGGACGAGTTCGACGCTGCACATAAGATTTATGAGGAACCGTACGACACGAGCGTGGGATACGCCCCTGGTATCGTGATCCTCCTGGCAGATGCGCTTGGCGGAAAAGTCGAGAGCGTCTGAGATACAATAAGGCCAATGCTCTCAGTCAAACCAATCAGGTATGAATGCAAAGGGTGTAAGAGGATCGTCAAGCTCATCCACTGTGAAAAGGGTCTCTGCCTCTGCGAAGTCTGCGAACCGAGGCGTGAGAAGATGGACCGCCGACCGCATTAAAAGAAAGAGCGAAGCGATGCGTAGGCTCTGGCAGGACCCTGAGTACCGCGCTCGTAACTACTGGCATCCATGGCGCCAGAAGATGGTATGACACACATCGTACTCATTCCATTCACTGGTATTGGACTCCACGGCGGCTACCGAGGAGATGAGTGGTTCAAGAAGCGTATTGAGATATTTAAGGCCTACACCCTCAAGTCTCTCGGGAACCAAACGAATAAAGACTTCATTATCTGGTGTACGTTCAGGCCCCAGGAGATGACGAACCCGTACGTGGCACAGATACGCCAGGCGATCTATGATGCGGGGCTGACCTGTGTCTTCACCTACAACGGCCCGCCCTTTTATGACGACAAGTTCGGTGGGTCTCTCAGCCAGCGGCTTCTGAATGCAGCTCGTATTGTTCGCTCGTGCTACCGAAACAAGACGTGGCGCGATCTTATACCGAGCATCAAAGAAACTCTTCAGGACAAGAACGCGAGCCTCGAATCACGACTGGGTAAGATGCTCAAGGCGCTGGAGCCCTCCGTAACAGGGGATGTGCTCCTGACGCGTATCGACAGCGATGACATGTTCCACATGGCTGTAATCGGGCTCATTCAAGAGCGTCGCACGCATCCCGGGGGGCAATACCGAGCACAGCGGATGACCTGTGGGTACATTTACAACACCGATACAGGACAACTTGCTGAGTACGAGCCTACGACCAACCCACCGTTTTACACCATCAGCTTTTCTCAAAAAGAGTTCCTGGATGCCGCGAAACACATAGCGGCGTACGAGGGCTTTAGGTCGCACGAGGACATCATCAATCTGGCACCATGCTTGGTCTACCAAACTCATCTCTACTGCGTTACCACCCGAGATCCGAAGTACCACATCTCAACAACCTTCAACCACCCCTTCAAGGGACGAGAGATCACTGATATACTGGAGAAACAGGAAATACTCCGTTCATTTGGAATCTGATTTAGATTCAAAGTTATTCACTATGGCATTAGGAGGAGCACGACCAGGCGCAGGTAGACCAAAGGGCTCAGTGAGAAAGCCACATATTTCGGATTACTGGTCAGAGGAGCAAATCCAAACCTTCTTCATCAACCTCTACGAACGCGCTGAGAAAGACCCACGTATTGCTGTTTGGTGCGGTGAACAGCTCTCTGGCAAAGCGACTCAGAAGCTTGAACATACGGGCGAAGAGGGCGGCGCTATCCAAATCGATATAAATAAATCGCTCTCCAAGATATATGGATCAGACGCTCCTGGAGGCGTGTCTACGGACAGCTAAGCAGGCAGGGTCGCCGAAGGACCAGGTCAAGCTCTTTCTAGAGCGGGGCTACGTCCCATACCCATGGCAGTGGAACTTCCACGCGGCAGCACGGGCAGCCGACCACCCCGGTGGTCCGGTGGACATTGGGCTTGGTGGTGCTCGTGGACCAGGCAAGTCCCACGCCGTCATGTCCCAAGCGGCCCTGGACGACTGCCAGCGCGTGCCAGGCCTCAAGGGGCTCTTCCTCCGCCAGACAGGCAACGCCGCCAAGGAGAGCTTCGACGACCTCATTACGAAGGTGGTAGCAGGGCACGTGGAGTACGAGCGCTCTGCGAACATGCTGCGCTTCCCGAATGGTTCCCGGATCGTGCTCGGGGGTTTCCACCACGAAGACGACATCGATAAGTACGTCGGTATTGAGTACGACTTCATTGTTGTTGAGGAGCTCAACCAGCTCACCAAGGAGAAATACGACAAGCTCAGAGGCTCTCTTCGAACATCAAAACCGAACTGGCGACCGAGGATGTACACCTCGTTCAATCCAGGGGGAAAGGGACACCTCTTCGTTAAAGAGCGCTACGTCATTCCGAATAGAGAGCGGACAGAAAAAGAGACCCGCTTTGTTCCTTCGACCTACAAACAGAACCCGAACCTCAACCGGGAGTACATCGATTACCTCGAATCGCTCGAAGGAGACTTAGGGAAGGCGTGGCGAGAGGGAGACTTCGATCTCTTCGCAGGCCAGTACTTCCAGGAATGGAGACACGCCCGGCATGTCGTTATCCCCTTTCCCATTCCATCATCCTGGAAGAAGTTCAGAGCCTACGACCATGGCCGAAAGAACCCTGCGTGCTGTAAATGGTACGCGGTGGACTACGATGGTCGTGTTTGGGTGTACCGCGAGCTCTATGCCGCAGGGTTGGACGTGGACCAACTTGGCGCCGAGATCAACCGCCTCTCCGCAGGGGAAGAGTACGAGTACTCCATGGCTGATCCTGCCATCTTCGCGAACATCGGGTTTACCGATAAGTACGGGGGACAGACAATCGCCGAGAGCTTTGCGCGCCAAGGTATAATGTTCCTACCTGCCTCCAATCGGCGGGTCGATGGGTGGAACCTCATGCATCAGTACCTTCGCTGGGATGAGCAAACCCCTCCGAGATTGCTCTACTTCAACACGTGCCATGACTCGATTCGTACCATTCCGGCTCTCGTACACGACGAGCTCAAACCGGAGGACATTGATACAGATGGCGAAGACCACGCCGCAGACACTGACCGCTACCTCCTCATGTCACTGCACGAGCGTCAGTCAACCCGTCCGCTCAACGAGATAGAGAAGAAACTCCGACAAAATCAGGAACAAGACAGTAGAGAACCCTGGAAGATGTATGCCCAGACTTAACACCAATCAGCCGCTGTTTATAAACGACACACAGATAGCACTCAGTGTGTCGCAGGATGTTCAACCGACCCTGCCTTCTAAGACTGAGACTCTAGTCCGCAAACTTTTCATTCAAGACAAGAAAACCGGTCGTATGCAGGGGAGCAAAAAAGGGCTTGGTAGAGCCATATAACCCATTTATCCCCAGCCCGTGTTTGCACCCGTCATATGAGCGGGTCATACTATATGCAAGGCGCGGAGGAGCCTTTAGAAGCTAAGTTGAAACACTATGAATCGTGGTACTAAAGGTTTGTTCTCTGCGAAAGCAGATTGGCGCTATTACTTCATTTTTGCGGTACTCGGTGTACTCGTGGCTCTCGCCACGTACAAGTGGGCTGGGGAGCAAAACAAACTAACCGCCAACAACCCAATGAAGATTATTCCAGTAGCCTTCGCTGAAGAACTGAACCCTGTGGAGGGTAAGGTCACCGCGTGGAAGGAAGAGGTTCTTGATACCCTCGCGAAGTGTGAGAGTGGCGGGAAGCGCGAAGAGGACGGTATTGCGATCCTCGATAGCAACAACAAGGGTTCGTACGGCACGTTTCAGTGGCAGAAATCGTCCGTGCAGTTCTATTACGAGAAAATGACCGGCCAACCAATCAATGGCCGCGATGCGATCATCCTCGCACTTACCCCAGATAAGGCACGCACGCTTGCTGAGTACGTGATCTTCCAAACAGATGCTGGAGTGGCACGGGACTGGGTGAACTGTAGTCGCAAACACAACCTCCAAATGCAAGTAGACCGCATCAAGCAGTTGACGAGCTAAAACGCGTGCTAGAATTCTTGCGTGGCAAAGTCTAAGAAGGCCAAAGAAGGCTCATTCTCCAAAGACCAACTCAACGACACACAGAAAGCTGACTTTGAGTTTGTCGTAAAGCGCATTGCGCAACTCCAGGAAGTGCGCAAGGACCACTACGGGTTCGACCTCGATGCGCTCTGGGCGGAAGCAGACCGGGACTACATTCCCCACCGCCTCAAATCCAAAGGCAAGAAGGTTGTTGCAACTGATGAGACGAAGGGGTGGCGCGGCTCGCTCGTGCAGCTCGGTTCGTCGGATTGGCAGTCCGATATATCGCAGTCCAATCCGTACATCAAAATCCAGACCGCCCTATCCATCCTCGTCGATCAGAACCCCTCAGCAGTTCTCACGCCAACAACGAAGAAATACCAGGCAACAAACGAGATCATCAAACAGCTCTACGAGCGATCGTGGGAGTATGCGAAATCGAAGCCGCAGCTGCGGTTGTTTGTGTTTAACCTCGCAAAGTACGGTTGGGCCTGTGCGCGTACGTACCCGCTCCACCTCACGCGAAAGGTGAAGGTTCTGAAACGCTACAACGCAGAGAACCCCGAGAACTCCGAGTACGAAGAGAAAGATGTTGTCGAGTACAACGACATCATGCGTGAGAACCTCGATCCACGGAACGTCTGGATCGACGACATGGCGAAGCCGAACAACGAGTACTCCGTCAAGGACTGGTGCTGGCGCAAGGTATACGATTTCGATACGTTCAAGGCAGAGTACAGTAAGTACAAGCGCACAGCCTACGTCATACCAGGCGGAAACACCGACGAAACGGTCTCACACAATGCGCGAGGCGCCACGAAGCGCATCGAAAACGAGCAGCTCGTTGAGGTGTATTTTTATGAAAGCAAACAGAAAGACCTCTTCATGGTCATTGCGAACGGGGTGCCGATTATCATCGAACCACTCCCGATCGCTGACACGAAGGGTGTAAAGCGCCTCTCGCTCTGGCAAACCTACTGGAATCTGCGGCACGCAGAGTCACCGTACGGTATCGGTATCTACGAGAGCATCCGTTACGACCAGTCCATGCTCGATCGCATTCGCAACATGACGGTCGATCAGCTCACCCTCTCGATCTACAAGATGTTCTTCTACCAAGGCACCCAGTCACTCACTGATACGGGCAGCATTTCCATTGCACCGGGTGTTGGAAAGCAGGTGCTCGACCCGAAGAACGTCAACTGGCTCGAAGTGCCAGGCCCCGGTCAGGAGGCGTTCCTTGGCATCGACATGTTCCGCAAGGATGTGGACGAAGCGTCTGGCATCACCGACCCGCTTTTAGGCCAAGTGACGGGTAAGACTGCCTTTGAAATCGCCCAGGCGAAGGAAAGCGCGCTCAAGCGCATGAAAAATCCCCTCGATAACATCCTCGAAGCGCTCAATAACGAGGGCTACATCACCATTTCGCTGATGCAGATCCTCTATTCCATACCAGAAACGTACGAAATCACTGATTCCCGCCTTATCGACGATTATTTAAAGGAAATTCAGGGTGATCCGCAGCTCTATGAGCGTACGCCCGCGATGAATGGTGAGGAAGCGGTCCTCGACGAGACAACGGGCATGCCTCAAGAAACCTTCACAGCCAAGGTGTACCGCGAATTTCCCCTCAACCTCGACAAGGACGAGAAGGGAAACCTCATGGAGACCGAGGACACACAGTTTTTCCGCATTAAACCCGACTGTCTGCCATGGGAAGGGGTCATCACCGTCAAGTCCCAGTCGCTCCTCTCCCCGTCGAAACAGATTCAAAAGGCTCAGGAGCTCGAAATGTACAATCTCTTGATCCCTGTAATGGCGCAAGCCGCACAGGAGCGCATGGTGCTCCAGCAGACCGGCATGCCGAATTCCCTCGATCACCTCACCGCAGGCAAGACCATCAAGGAGATTATTTCGCTCTACGATAAAGACCCGCGCGACATCATCCCTGACGGTTGGTTCGTGGATGGCTCGCAATCGCTCTTTGTCCCCGCGCAAATGCAGGCTGGTATCCAACAGCAAGCGCCCATGCCAGGTGCGCAGACAGTTGTCCCCTCGACCGATCAACCAACATCTCCCGCAGGCATCTCACAGAAGCTGTCGAATGAGGTTGCGCCGAGCGGTGTATGATCGGCAACCAAGATAAATCGATCCTCAAGCAACTCGTCCAGAGCCCGCAGTGGTCAGTTATCGAGCACTTAGCCAATGAAGTGTGTGTTAAACTCGAAGGTGAAAGCTCCGTCCACGATTCTGAGTGGGAGACACTCAAAGCAACTCTCCTCAAAGAAGGCAAGGTACGGGGCATCCGCCACCTGTTACAAGAAATTTATAATTATGCCGGAAACTGAGGAAAGCAGCATCACGCTTCAGTACACGACATTTGAGATGTCGAAGACCGAGCTTGTCATCCAGCTCGCAAAACTCGTGTTCGGTCTCATTGTGACGGGATTACTCGTAGCTATCTACTTGAAGATATGAAGTTGATTCCGCTCAGGGATTACGTGCTTATTGAGCCCCTGATGAACCCAAACCAGGAGAGTACCGGCATTTTGATACCAGAGAGCGCCGATGTTCCACCTCCGAATATCGGATTCATTCGCGCCCTGCCGAAGAGCGTTTCGAGTCCCTTCTTTATGAATCCCCTTGTCGAAGGGGATAAAGTGCTCTTCCGCTCGGAGCTCTTCGAGCCAGTCGGGTTCGAGGGCAAGGAGCTACTCTACGGCAAACAGGACCAGGTCATTGCCGTTGTCGAAGACTAGTATGCTGCACTCCCACGAAAAGATTCGAATCCCTGACATCGCCCGTGAGCGCGACCTCGTTTTAGAGGTGAATTGGAACCAGAAAGACCCTCGTACAAACGAGTGTAAGGCGATCCGCGTGCACTATCCCGATGGCTCAATGGCGACCATTGCGAAGGAGCATCTCCACGCTTTCCTATTCTCGATCGGTACCGAGGAGCAGCAGCGGCAGCTCATTCCCCAAACTACGAAACGCTCACGGTGGTACGAGACAACGATCTCTGTGAAAGCGAAGAAGGATATTCGACAAGGAGAGGAGATTACTTTTCCACTCAAACTCTCGCTCCCAACCCTGGAGCAGGAGGTGGTCGCAGAGATGAAGACCGAGCTTGCAAAACAGGGGATTAGTGGCCTTAAAAACTTTAACTAGCTATGGTGAAGAAGAAAGAAGAAGCTTTAGAAACAAGTGCTCCGCGCATTACGCTGGACGATAGCCTCCTGAAGGATATTAAAGATGCGCTCGTTTCACTGAGCGACCGCGTCGGAGCGCTCGAAGCGAAGCCTGAACCGGCGAAGACACCGGAAGTCGTTGCGCCAGTCGTGGATAGTAAGTTCCCCATCCCAGTGGATTACCAGGACGCGGTGGATACGATCCTCAATAAGCACTTCAAGATTGAGCTAACCTACCCAACGGACCAGGCCGCGTTCGAGTTCACGATCTTCGTACCAGAGAAGTACTCCAACGCAGGTAAACCACACTGGGATATGTACGGCTGCGACCGCCGTACCCGTGTTATTCAAAACGCGCTCGGCCTCCTCGGTGTGCGAGAATGGTGCACAAAGGTCTACGAGAACTTCTCTGCGGAGACCAAGGCAGCAATTACCATGGATAGACAAGCCTTATGATGAAGAAAATTATGAGTAAGGTCGTTGGTGGGCTCGGAAACGCCATCTACAACCTCTCAGACACAAAACAAATACAAGAGGGTCGTTCCAAGCGATACAGCGATCAAATCGCAAAGGTCAAGGAACGGCGCGCTCAACGAGCAACCGCGCCGAAGTTTATGCAAACCTCGGACGGGAAGATGAAAATGTCTCGGTAAAGTGTGCTATTATTCTTAACACATACGTGCACGTTCTCGGTCCTTCTTCCGAGTCACCAACAGAAGTAAAACAACATGGCACAACAAATCGGTTCTATACCGGAATTTACGGAGGACACGGCAGTCCCTCCAGAGGAAGTAAAAGAAGCGCCTGAGAGCGTAGAGACGGAAACTCCCGATCTTCCTGCGGACAAACCTGGCACTGAAAGTGCTGAAGTACCTTCACAAACGGACGAACAGGCACGGGCAATCGAGGCCTTGCAGAAGCAGCGCACCGAGCTCCTCAAGGAGATTCAAGAACTCCGAGGGACGAGGCGTGAGATCAAGCAAGAGCAGCTTAAATCTGTTGAAACGCAGATCGACGAACTCAAGGATGTGCATCCTGATGACCTGAACCTTATAGAAAAGGTTCTGCGCTCAAAGGGGTACCTGACCAAGGAGGAGCAGGGCAAAATGCTCTACGAGTCGGTCAAGACGGAAGAGTTGGCAAAATTCCTCGATAAGTACCCTGAATACAAGCCGGAGAACGACCCGAACGACGTCAACTGGCAGACCCTCCAACGCGAGTTTGGTCTGTACAAGATGCCGGAGAACCCTCGCCAGATCGGTGAGCTTCTCGAACGGGCGCACCGCTCCGTCCCTAAGGTAGGTACCCGTACACTCCCCGAACAGAAACGACGTGTGGAAATCGCATCAGTCGGCGGAGGAGGCGTACAGCAAACTTCCTCACAAAAATCGTTCTCTCCAGAAAAGATTGCGATGTTTAAGGCCGGAGGCTTCTCCGACGAGGACATCAAGCAAATGGAAGCACGACTGTAGTGAGGCTTACCTAAGCAACATTACACAAACCATGGCATTCACATTTCTTCGTTCTGCCGGTTCTATCACAGAACCCGCAACGATCAACATGCCTGCGTCTGGCGTCATCCGCCCAAACAGCGTTGTAGAGTTCTCCCGCACGGGAGGTCTTGGCGTTGCCCCAGCAGGCGCAAACGCAACGTTCACCGCGATCTTCGGTGTCGCTCTCGACTACGTCCAGGGTGCGTCCGATTCATTCACCCGCGTGATCCCGTTCGTCGCAGGCCAGCTCTGGGTTGCAGACTGCACCGATGCGGTTACGACCGCACAGGTCGGCTTGCGTCACGCGCTCAACGGTGACCTCGCGACCATCCGCAATACAGCATCTGACGTTACGACGGGCGCTGGCGTCTTCCGCGCAGTCGCAATCACCGGCCTCACAACCGGCTCAGGCAAACTTATCGGTTACTTCGAGACTGCTCCGAAGTCGGCACAGAACTCGACTACATTGAACTAATATGGCAAACCCTCTTTCCCTCTCTGATGCTGCCGATTTGATTGATGTTTCGATTCAGGACATCTGGCTGAAAGGTTCAGAGTCTGAGAGTCGCATCTTCGAGCAGTACTACAACGTCGAATCCGGCGTCTCTGATTACTACATGAAAGATTCGTCGATGACGGGTCTCGGCTATGCAGGTCGCATCGTGGAGAACGCTGCGGTCACTGCACAGTCGCCGGTCCAGGGCTTCGACAAGACGTACACCCAGGTTCAATTCGGTGTACTCCTCTCGTTCACAAAGTTCATGTGGGTATTCGGCATCAAGAAGCGCAACCTTGAGAACCTCACTTCGGAAGCACGGAAGGCCTGCACAGACCTTCGTGAGCTCCGCTGTGCGGATCGCTTGGATAACGCCTTCGCGACCTCGTACACCGCAAACGACATCTCTGGTAACTACTCAGTCTCGACAACAGGCGGTGATGGACTCGCGTTCATTTCTGCGACGCACACCCGTGAAGACGGCGGTACCTCGTGGAACAACCGTGTGACTGACGGTACGACCGTGAACATGGACTTCGAGTACGATGCGCTTAAGGCGGCTCATCGAACCGCAGCCCTCGTTCCAAACCCAGTTGGCAAGCCGAGCAACATCGCCCTCGACACCCTCGTGGTTTCGCGTGGCTACTCGGTGGACAACCGCGCAACAGAGATCCTCGGCGCACTCAGCAAGGGGGCAATCCCGGGCGCATTCGATCATGATGGTTCATTCAAGAACCCACAGGGTGGCGCACCAACGTACAAGATCATTCGTAACCCGTGGATCACGACGAACACCTCGTACTGGTTCATGTTCGATTCTTCGATGAAAAACTCGAAGTACGGTCTCCAGTACAAGGAATCGCAGCCGATTCAACTCGAAGGTCCGAACGTGGTCTTTAAGACTGGCGAAATCCAGTACAAGGCTACGATGATGTTCGACATCGGTCACAACGATCCACGTGGCTGGGTTGGGTCAAAGAATACCAACGCAGCGTAATCGTTTTCGCCTATGTCACATTCAGGAAGAAATCTCGTAAACCAGGGCAACGCCGCAGCCCTTGCTGTGCAAGGCACCATTCTGGTTAGCCTTCCAGCGCTCGCGGCGACCACGGCGACGTACTCGACCATTGTGACGATCCCAGGCTTAACCGCAGGCCACGCCCTTGCCTTTTTCAACATGGGCGTGGTGAGCGGTGCATCAGCCAACAACACCGGAAGCACGGCGAGAATCCTTTTCTCCGCGCAGCCGCAAGATGGTCAAGCTACCCTTACGTACGTAAATACAGGAGCCGCAGTGAACGCTGCCGACATCGTCTACACGTTCATCGCAGCGACCGCCTAAACACTTCTCATGTCTCAGTCTCCGTCTGAACAGGTACAAGGACTCAACGAAACGCAAGCATATCTGCACAACATGGGCCTCATGCAGCAGATAGTGCGGGAAATGAGAGAAATTCCCGAGCTACCCTCTGAAAAACCAACAGATGTGCATCCGTTAGAAAAGGTTGAGTTCCCCGAGAAAGGAGGCGTGCTGACCTACATGGGGGGTCACGCGCATCCGTACAAAGGTTTTCCGTTCTTTGAGTTCGTGGATAAGATCGACACCATCAAGAAGGTGCAGAAAGCCACGCTGTCATCGCTCTTCCACTCATTTAAGGGGAGGCGACTGTCGCTAATCGGCCTCTTGTTCGTTCCGTGGCTCTTCAAAGAGCTCGCACGGGCCTACATCTACACCTTCTACCGAATCATCGAGCGCTTCCGGGTTAAAACACTCCGGTATAGCGATGCGATACGAGAGCTCCACCGAGCATGTTCGATTCAATTCGAGGAGACCGCTGAAGAGCGTGAACTTCGCTACATGATTCGCGACCTCGTCTGCATGGTGCTGGAGTTCGATAATGCGTACCGATTCCGGTTCCAGGACGTGATCGTGGAACTCGACAAGGCGGCGTTACGCAAGAATCCCGGCAAGGAGCTCACACGGCTACTCACCTTGATGCAGAGTCGTGAGACCACCCAGGAGGTGAAGGACACGTGGACACTCGTCCGCTACTTCCTTCCTTGGTACATCCGGCTCAACTCGTCACTGAAGAAAGCCATCGTCGGGGTACTCAGCGAACTCGACTTAGAAACGGTCAAGCTCTCAGCCGAGGACACCCACTTCGCAAAAGAACGCAAAGATTACAAGTTCGCATTCATGAAATAGGTATGTCAGCCACAGACTTCTACCTCAACAAGGGATTCACACTGACGAACAAGTCGGTGGTCTTGTCGGGAGGTGGTACACATTCCGTCTGGATACCGAAATCCGGCCACAAAGTTGTTGTCACTGACGTTGTTATCTCGTCGATAGATGCCGCTGGCACTATTGCCTTCTACTTCGACAACGGCAACAGCAGGATCGCACAGTACGCGCTCGGCGCATCGGCGACTCTGGTCCCGACGATTGGTGCCTGGGAAAGCACGGTTGCAGGTGGACGCATTTTCGCAACAAAGTCAGCCATCCAAACTGACGGTATCAGTATTACCCTCGAAGGATTCGAAATCCCAATCGCGTAGCGTATGTCCAACGTCCGTATCGGCAACCAAGTAGCTCGTGCCGGAATAGGACGACCAACGGTGAACGTCCGAACATCGAAAGGCTTCACCTCGACATCAACTGCGACGATCAGCGCGGGAACACCCATCGGACTGCTTCTTGCGCTTACGTACGCCACGTCTCAAGGCGGAGGCTCCACGACCAGTGTTTTAGTACCTAATGTCCGTATTGCATAGCGTATGGCAGATAACATCGCCGTCACAGAGGGATCAGGCAAAAATGTCGCCGCCGATGACGTCGGGGGAGCAATGTACCAACGCGTGAAAGTCGCTGTTGGCACCGATGGTAGTGCGACCGACGTGTCGAGTTCCAACCCCATGCCGATCACTGCATCAGGGGGGACGATGGCGGTGTACTTCGATCGGTCCAACCCTTCAGTCAATATCGGTTCCCCCACAATTGCCGGTATTACAAATTCAGTAGCGGTGCACGTTCTCTCAACGGGCGGGACTATTAATGTTGCATTAAAACCGGGCACACTTGCTGTTTCACTCGATCCCGGTACGACACTCGGCGCTATCTCAGGAATCGGCTCTTCGGTTGCAGCCCATATCCTTTCGACCAACGGAACGATGGCAGTAAACATCGGCAAGGTTGATGGTACGGTCACCGTGCGCTTCGATCCTGGCTACACACAGATGAATGTTGGCACCGTCGGCGCCGTCACAAACATCACGAACTCAATCGGCGTACACGTCCTCTCAACTGGAGGCACGCTTCAGGTCAAGATCGACCCCGCATCAGCTGGGATTGGTCGTGACGACGTGGCGTTTGTCGCCGGAACGGGTATGGGCACCCCCATGATGGGCTTTTTCGACGATACGGCTACCGACTCGGTGGACGAGGGAGATATTGGCGTCCTTCGTATGACTGGCAACCGTATTCAAATGGTCCACACTGACAGTACCGCATCGATTTTCACCGTTTCTGGTTCAACGTCTGGTGTTTCCGCTTCCGGTGTGACGCTTGTCGCCCCGTCAGCAAGCTACTCATTTAAAGTCTATGCCTTCTCAATCCAAACAACAGGTGTTGTCTCGTGCGTTGCTCGCTTCACAAATGGCGCGGGGTCAGCGACCGAATTTTGGCGCGCACTCGTTACATCAAACCAAACCTCATCAGCACCGGTCGGCGCGAACCTTTCAACCGGCGGGGCGGGCCAGCCGCTCTTTGCGACCGGCGTCAACACAACCCTCGCACTTCACCTCGATACCGCGACTCTCGTTCATTACTCCGTGAGTTACACAAAGGAATCCGCGTAATATGGCATGGGTAGCAACAGAAAACTTTGAAAGCTACTCTGCAGGAGCCCTCGCGGGAAACAACGGCGGGTCGGGCTGGACTAGTGCGTGGACTAGCCTGTCGAACGACGACTGGCAGGTTGGGACAACGACGGTGTGTGGCGGGTCGAAAAACGCCGTCGATACGGTAACCTCGGGTGACGCCACCAGTCGCATCTATCGAGACTTTGCGGCTCTTAGCGGGACAACAAATGAGGTCCAATTTTATCTCGCGGCAAGTTCAGCAACCACGGACAACATACAGGTACAGTTTGCGAATAGCTCTAGCGCGTCACGTATAGAAATTCAGATGGGTGAGGGAGTTGGTGGGGGTGGAGACATCGAACTTGTTGGTGCAACATCACAATCATTGGCAACATCGTTCTCTGCAAATACGTGCTATCTCGTTACCGTTGACATCGACGTCACGAACAGCCGTGCGCGCGCAAAGCTCGACGGTGGCGCGTATACCAGTTACGTAAGCCTGGCGAACAGTGGTGACATCACGCGACTTATCTTGACCGCCTCTCAAGAGGGAACTGGAGCCAATACATCGTTTTATTTTGACGAAATCGGTCCGGTCGGGGGAGCAGCAGCGACAACACTCCTTTCACGACGCATGCGTATGGGAATAGGCTCATAATATGAAAACACTTTTTGTAAACAACACGGATTTGACTAGCGGGAAGCGCTTTACCTTTCTTACCGAGGACGTCGTTGCAGGCGGCTCGACAATCGCCGTCCAGTCCATTCTTGGTTTTGAAAACCTCGACACATCATCAGGTCAGATCATTTGTATTGGAGAGATTGGCTCAGAACGAACCGAACTACTCCGCACCTCAAACGCGACAGCCCCTTCTGCGGCCTATAAGTGGATCACGTTGCGGGACACGATGTCCTTCGATCACCCGCAGGACACGAAGATCTACATTGTTGACTTCAACCGCGTGGAAGCGCAGTGGGCCTCAACCTCGACAGGCTCGAAATCAACCCTCCGGGCGTACCCTATCCAAATTGACCCTGCACAAAATGAGACGGTTTACACCGATACCGTGCAGTCATCCGGGTTCTACTTCATCCGTTTCAATGAATCGATCGGCAACACGTCATCGGACTGGTCTGACCCAATCCCGTTTGCGGGCTACGACGACAACATGGTCTTCTCGATCAAACAGCGCGCCGTCTCGGAGCTCGGCGAAGAGATCGACGGCCGGGTTATCACACACGAGTTCCTCAACGACACGCTGTGGGAGGCACGACGCGAGTATCACAAAGCGCCCGGAAAACGTCCCTTTCGGCGTCGTTATGGAGTTGTTATTGGGACGGCTCTGACGGGGAGCTACCGGATCGAACTCCCCACTGACGTCGAGAAACCGTACGGCTCGGAGAACGTGTACGGGGTTCGGATCGGCACGTCAGATAACCTTGAATACTATGACAAAAAGGATTTGGATCGTGACTATAATGGCGTCGGCCATACTGTACTTACTTCCGCTTACGTGCCTGGCGCCCGTGACCTCTACGTCTCTTCTGCAAGAGACCTCGATGACGCAGGTGCGGTAACTATTGAAGGAACAACCATCACGTACTCTGCGAAGAGCAACAGCGGCGGCACACTTCGCATCTCTGAGGACGGTGATTGGTCGTGCTCATCTGGATCAGACGTGTGGCAGAACGTCTCGTACGGGTTCCCAACAAAATACACCGTATTCGCCTCACCTGGGGGCTCCGCGTACATCTACTTCAATCGTCCCATCGAAACAGCTTACATCGGCCAAAACATATACGCCGACTACTACACAACCCTTCCAGGGTACAACTCGGACGCCGATGCGCTCGACGAACCAGACTACGACATGTACGTTCCGTACCTCAAGGCGATGATCAAGAACCGCAAAACAAAGGGCGAGGGCGACCTTACGAGGGACTCAGATTTTAAAGTCTGGCAGTTTAAAAAGAATAACGCGCTCTCCACAGAGATACTTTCCGCCGAGCTGCGCATCGCTCCGGACATCAGGCACTTGCGACTTCCCGACTAGTATGGCCGACCCACAAGTAGAACTTTTTGCAGAAGCGTTCCGCAAGGTCCTCTCTGAAGGAGAGGCTGGGAACGAAGCACAGCGTGCCGTACTCATTAAACGCATTCCGATCATCTGTAACGACATTATCGAGATGAAACTGGACCTGAAATGGATCAAGTGGCTCGTGATGGGTATTGCTGGTGGTATCGGCGTCCTCGCTCTTGCGTTTCTCAAATCCTGATATGGCTGAGGCAATGAAGCCACACAAAATTGCAAACATAGGCCTGAACGGGGTAATCCGTCAGGCTGAGGTTGATGACAGTCTCATCCCCGAAGGCGCTGTAACCGAGGCTGTGAATTTCCACTTTGACCGCAAGGGGGCTGCCACCGTACGGAGCGGTCTGGCAGCTCTCGGCGGTACCGTACTCGCTTCAAGACCCTGTGTGGGCTTGCACAACGCGCAGTCTGGTACGGCCATCGCCGTGTTCTCAAACGGCAGCTCAGCCGCCATCTACACGTTTAGTGGTGGAGCATGGGCGTTGTCGTTAGACGGGGGCACGGCGAGCGTGGCCGTTCGGTTCGTTGACTTCGGGTCCTACACGATTGCACTGAATTTCGCGCAAAACACCTACTCCTCGATGCGGTTCTGGAACGCCGGATCATCGAGGCATTGGCATTTCACCGGAAACCCAATTAACCCGCAGAACATGTGGGGCTACAATCCGCAATTTGGCGACGTATTTAAATCCAAAGTCTATGTTTCTGGTGACCGCTCGTACCCCTCCCGCTTATGGTTTTCATCGGTCATCTCATCAACGGGAAACATCACGTGGTCGCCAACAGTGGACTATGTGGACATCAATCCCGGGGACGGCGAGGATAACACCGGGCTGAAACGCTACTCGCTAGAGCTCCTCTTTTTCAAGCCGAACTACATCTACCGGTTTCGTACTTCCGGTGTCGATCCGGACCCGCTTATTAAAATCGGTACCCGTTCTCACGAGTCCATTGTCGAGGGTAAACGTGGGCTCTATTTCCATCACGACTCGGGGTTCTACCGGTACTCCGGCGGTTACCCGACCGAAATTTCCCGACCAATATCCGACATCGTCGAAGCGATTCCCTTTACAAAGTACAGTAGTATCGCGGGATGGAATGACGCAGACCACGTGTACTGGTCCGTTGGGAACGTGACAGTCCAAGAGGCATCCGGTCCGACCACATTTAAGAACGCAACAATCCGGTACACCGAGAGCTCGGATGTCCTGACGCTGTACTCCTATGCCTCGGAGGTTACGAGAGGCATGGCGTACAATTCCGGCTCTACTCTCACCCGTGTAGTCGGGACTGATATGGGCTCTGTCGCGACACACAATTCCGGCACAACGGATATGGGCGAGCCGATCAAGTACCGGGTCAGAACGAAGTGGTACGAGTGGGAGAACATCGCAACGACGAAGGTGCTCGAAGAACTCATTACCGTCTGTGAAAAGGCCCAAGGATCGGAGCTCTTCTACCAGATCGATGAGAAGTACGCCTGGCTCTCGATCGGTCAACTCAAAAAGATGATCAATCATTTCACGAAGCAGCAAATACGGTTCAATCGCATTCGTTTCCAACTAGCTGGCATCTCTCGCAACGAGCCACCAATCTTTCGATCCTTAGAGGTTATCAAAGGCACGAACGAAGGCCTTACCATGTAGTATGGGAATACCACTGCCGTTTTCACGAGATGACATCTACGCACAGGGGTTTGATGTCAACCTCAACAAAGCGATCCCGAATGATTCATCGGGCGTCGTGTATGACTCTGTAAAAGAAGGAATCAACACCTCGCAGATTCTACCGGGAGGTAATCTCAACCTTAAAACGCTTTCGATCGGCGGCCTCGTACGTCAGGTCGCGCCAGGTGACGACATTCAAGCAGCAATCGATGCCGTTTCTCGTGAGGGTGGTGGGACCGTCCAGCTCTTGTCGGGTACCTTCCTCGTGCGGAGTATAATTTCCCTCCGTTCAAACGTCGCCCTTCGAGGAGCCGGTCGTGGAATTACAGTCATTAATTTCGGTAGCAGTAACTCGCTCATTCAAATAGAAGGTACCCTCTCTCTCCCTATTCAAAACTGGGCCATTTCCGATATGTCCATCGTAAATAGCGGCTACTCAGCTGCTGGAACATTCGGGGCAATCTACGCAACTTTTGCGGACAACTTCCGTATTGAGAACGTCTACGTCACAGGCTCTTCCAAGAGCGGAATCGTCGTATCTGGATGTAAAAAGTTTTCGATTTTTAATGTCGAGTGTTCCTCCAACGTAGACGACGGCATCTTTATAACCGGGGCTACAAACCGTAACTCCGAACAATTCACCGTCGCGCAAGCGGTGTGTGACAGCAACGACAATGGGCTCAGTATAACGCAGTCGTACACTCCGACGAGTATCACACGTTTTACCATATTGAATTGCTCTGCGAGCAATAATACGACGTACGGGTTCGTTCTTGCCACCCTCAGTGATACACCCTTCTTTGGAGGTCTCGTGGGGTGCTCGGCGAGCGGCAATCTCGCCGGATTCTACATATCTGGTTCAAACGTCTCTTTTGTCTCGTGTTTTGGCTACCAGAACACTGGCATAGATTTTTACGAAATTTCATTTACAGGGCTCCCCGGTCGCAACATATTCGTCGCTTGCCATGGAACAGGTTCTCCTCTCGCGTTTGTACCACTCGCCACTGAAACGATCCTCGTAGGCAACTTCACTGGCACAGGCACAGTCGCAGATCAACATATCGACACTTCCACGAATAACAAAAAGAACTTTAAGCAACAGAAGGTTGCGAATACTGGAGGATCTGCTGCGTCGGATACAACCTTTCTTTTTGCATATAACAACAGTGGCGGATCGGTCCCCATCGGTTCGGCCGTTCAGTACGGAACCGCGACATTTGGGGGTCAAATTACATTCACGACTTCCACTGGTTCGGGCAGTAACCGCGTTTTTGGCGTCGCAACAGAGGCCATACAAGGTGGGGCATATGGGTACGTGGCAGTTCGTGGCGTCTTTTCTTCGCTAGAGGCAGGGTATGGCCTACTCGTCAATAACGGCGCAGCTTCCATCGCCGTTGGAGATTTCCTTTCAATGTCGTCGAGTGCATACTACGCCAAACGCGCAGCTACGGGGGATACCGTGTTCGCTATTGCACTCAGCACTCCGACAACCAGCACTGCACAGATCGCGGCCCAACTTATAAGCCCTCGACTGATCTAATATGCCTTACTCAGCAGACGACATCATCACGCACACGAACAAGTATCGGATTGAACAGGGCCTTGCCCCATTAAAGCCGAATACGGAGCTGACTAACGCGGCGCTTGAGCGGGCTAAAGATATGGCACATACGCAAAACTTTTCGCATAGCATTGCCACCACAACACCTGGGATGACTGAGGGGTGGGGCTTTATTCGTAAGGCGGGCTACCCAGCCGCAGCCACCTTGGGAGAGAATCTTGCGGTGGAATTCAATAACGCGTCCGATGTTATGTCTGCCTGGAGAAATTCGCCTTCACACAACGCGAATATCACTAATAAGAAGTACTCTGACATTGGTATTGCCGTTGTCCCTGGCACGTACCGAGGTAAGCAAACGTACTACGTTGTTCAATTCTTTGGATCACCAAATACGCCTCCGGTCGCAACCCCCATCAAACCATCTATTAAAATCAACCAAGCAAAGGCCGAAACCAAGAAGCCGACCAAACGACCGTCGAGCGACGGGGTTCTCCTTAACTACAAAGCAACAAAACCCAAACCATCTATGGACATGCGTATGAAAACGACCACGCCCCATACGATATAATTTCCCTATGCCGACCACTATCTACACCCCCGTCAATGGCATCTCGACCGACACGAACCGGCAGGTTCTCTACCTCTCCCGACCTGATGGCTCAATCGCACAGATGTCGGTGACGTCCGTCCTCTCGCCACAGGAAATTGAGCAGGCCAACCGATCGGCCGGAGGTGCACTTGGTGCTGTCCAGCTCGCCTGGCAGCGCCTCCAACAGGAGTACGGCCTCAGTGTCCAATCTCTCCCGACCGTGAACCGTGCCGATCTTGACCAGCGCTTAATGGCATCGGGCAAGATCGCGCCAAATGGTGTCGCCCGCTACGACGTGGCCTCGATCAATGATTTTGTCACCGCGCAACCAGCCCAACTCCAACCCAGCCAGATCAACACTGATCCGTCTATCCAAGGCCACGTGAACCCAAACCAGAATTTCCAAACACAGGGCTCATCGGTCTACTCGCCGCCACCGACCCAACCGAGCGGCCAGATCGATCCTCAGAGCGGCCTCCCGTTAGTCAATCCGAACCAGGCATTCCAGACGGCGAGCTCGGCCGCGCCGTATAATCCGAGCTCGAGCACGTCGGGGACCTCGTCATCGACCCCTGGAGGCACCGCACAAGGACCCGACCTCTCGAATCTCCCGCCCGAGTTCCAGGGCCTCTACACACAGCTCCAGACCTACCTCGAAGAGCTGAAAAAGCGCGGACAGGTGCTCAACCCCGCCATCGAGATCACACCCGCAAAAGCGGCGGAGTTCCTGAACCAGGCAAAAGCGGAAATCGATCCCTACTACCAGAACCAGGTGAAGCTCGCGCTCGATTCGCTGAGCACGGCTGTCTCGCAAGGCCAGGAGGATCTCGTTCGTACCGAGGGCCGCGCCGAGACGACGTACCAGGACAATCTCAGGACGCTCGGAGAGAGCGCAGCGGACCGAGGATTTGCTCAGTCGGGCCTTCGCAACCGCGACGAACAGACCCTCGCCACGAACACCCAAAACACCCTCGATGACGCACGACGGTCGTTCGCACGCGGTGTTGGTGACCTCTCCCGGTCGTTCGCGCAGACGTACGGAGCCTCGAAACTCCCCCAGTTCAACATCAACGGCGCACCGATCATCGGAGCGGGCGAGAACCGCTTTGCGGCGAACACCCGCCAGCTTCCGATGTACCAACTTTCTCCTGAAGTCTATTCAGGCCTCACAGGAAGCCAGGAGTATCAAAATCGTGCCGATGTTTTGAGTCGTGCATCCCAGCTCGAAGGTGCGTACCGCACCAACGAAGCCCTTAATCAGCAGCGTCAACTACTCCTATGAACCCAGACCCTCGCCTCGAAGCGATGAAACAGCAGCTCCTCGGGGCGCAACGTACCCTGAGTGCGATGCCGCCGAGCGCGACTGCGGTGACTCAACAGGTGGCTCAGACCAATCAGCCAGCCCAGACCCAGCCGCAGGGTGTGGAGGCCTTTAACGTGGCGATCCAGGGCCTCTTGAAGCAGTACCAGGGACTCGGCACGAAGCCATTCGTCCAGCAGTCGCTCAACGCGCAGCAGGCACAGAACCAACGTGTTCAGCAGACCGACCCAGGCCTCATCGGTGCAGCACCAGGCCTCCAGAACTCGGTGCGATCGGCAGCAGCCGGGGCAGTCGAGCCGACGATCCAGGCAGCAGACAGCTCGGCACAGACCTTCCGCGAACAGCTCAACTCGTTCGGTGACGTAATCCAGCAGGCTCGGCAGTTTTCACAGGATTACGAAGCGAAACAGGCGGCATCGAAGCAGGAAGCTCGGCAGACACTTTTACTCGCCGTGCAGCTCGGTGGCGCAGATGGTCTCGACTCCATCAAGAAGGAAAACCCAAACATATTCAAAATCGCAGGCCTCGACGAAGAGACACTGATTATGTCGGCCAAGGCGCAGCAAAAGAAGGAGGAAGAGTCCAAAAAGACGTACGCTACCGTGGACCTTGGCGACCGTATCGCGGTGATGGACAACAAAGGCAACATCATCCGGACAATCGCAAAGGGCAAGCTCCCGTCGGATAGCGGCGGGTTGACCTATTCTCAGCAAAAAGATCTTGAAGAAAAAACAAAGGCAAAGTCAGACCTTCTCAACCTTCTCGGTCAGTACCGCACCGCCCTTGCCGGTTCCAACACGTTCTCTCGCATTGGCGACCCGAACAAGGTGACTCAGCTCAATAGTTTGCGAAATCAGATCACCGCCATCTACAAGAAAGAGCAGCAACTCGGTACACTCGACGCGGGTGTACAGAAGCTCATCGAAGGCATTATTCCAGGCGGCGGTTTCAATATAAGCCAACTTAGTACACAAGCGCAGCTCGACGCGATTGATAACTTCGTTGAGAACCAAGGCGGGACAACTGGTGGAACATCGGGAACTACATCGAGCGGATTGAAATACCAAATCATCAAACAACATGGCGAAAATCCAATTTGAAACAGGCCAAGTCGTAGAGTTCGACGGCGATCCAACACCGCAGGATGTTGAGGAGGTTGCCACGAAACTCGGTATCGCGAAGGCACCCGAGGCTCCGAAGTCCTTCGGACAGAAAGTCGGCGGGTTCGTTGATAGCGCATCACAAGCGCTCATTAATTCGAATTTCCCCGGTTCCCAAATAGGCCAAGCTGTTGGCAACAACCTCTACGGCCTCTCGCGCCTGGTTCGTGGCGATGTACAGGGGTTCAACGAAGCAGCCGATGCTGTGGGTCAGATTGGCCCAAAGCGACTCTTCGGTGACGCCGCTCGGTCCGCAGCACTCCCCGCGTCGCTCGCACTTCCCACGCCAACGAAGGTTGCGAGCCTTGGCAAGGTCGGCAATGTCCTCGCCACGGCGGGCAAGAACGCCGTCCAAGGCGGGACATTCGGAGCTATATCTTCCGGGGGGGAATCACTCGCCCAGGGCAACTCACTCGGGCAGGCAGCAGCGGACACCCTAACCGGAGGCGCGAAGGGCGCCGCCACCCAGAGCGTCTTCAACCTACTGGGCCAGGGCGCTTCTGCCGTAACGAAGAAGGCTGGTCCAACGATCCTCAGCTTCACGAGCGGCGTGCCGAAGAACGCCATCAAACAGGCTGGTATGAACCCCGAAGCTGCACGTATCGGTCTTTCGCGACCAGTGGAAGACGTGCGGGAAGAAGCTGTGGGCTCCCTTAGAACCCTCCGCACCGCCCTCTCTGACGAGTTCGCGTCCGGTCTCGAAAAGATCGAAAAGACCACCAAGCAAACGAAGACCGGCATGGTCTACAACAAGCAGGGCTTCCAGAAGAGCGCATCAGAAATGAAGCGTCTCTTGACAAACTATGGTCGCGAGTACGCGCGTGAATTTCGCATCGGCACACGACAGACTCCGCTCGGAGTGACGCTCGACTTCTCGAAATCACCGATCGTCTCACCCGGTGAGGCGCGGAACGTCCAAGAGGTATTCACGACTATATCGACGTGGGACGACTTCTCGGCACGCGGCCTGCAAGATCTCGCTGAACGCGTGGGTAACCTCCGCGATTTCGATAAAGGCGGCGGTACTGCGCGAAGCATGATCATTTCAAAGGTCTATAACCGTATCGCGGGCACGGGAGGCACGAAGGGACTCATTCCAACCTACGTGCCTGAACTCGCCGAATTGCGCACTAACTTTGCAAAAAACAAGAAAGTCCTCGACGAGATTGGTGTTATTCTCAATGAAACAAAAAAGAGCCCGGTCTCTATCCAGGCATCGGTTACACGTCTCGACAATCTTTTCCGAGAAAACCGCGACATTTACTTCAACGCCGTGAAGGAGCTCTCAAAGCGCAGCGGTGTGGACTACCTCTCGCTCCTCGCTGGCGGAGAGTTCCAGCGCATCCTCCCGGACTTTATTCGTGGGCTCGGCGGTGGCGCGGCAGTGTCCGTTGGAGCCTCGGTATTGAACCCGTGGCTGATTATTCTCGCACCTCTATTCTCCCCGCGCTTTGCGGGTCGAGTAACCCGAAGTGCCAGCGATATTGCACGGACGTCGGCGCAACTTTCGCGCTTCCTAACGACTCAAGCCATTCGAGAACAGACACCAGGAGTGGCGTCACCACCAGAAGGACGAACATTGCCATAAAGAAGTACGCAACAAACTCGTACATATCCCCATCCTACTACCACTTGCTATTTACGCAAGTAATCGCGTGATACACTGAGGTTGTGTCCATCTTCTACCTCTCCGAACGGGTAGGGCTCAATGGCAAACCCTTTCATATGTACAAGGTACGGACCCTGAAGCCGGGCCGTTCTTCATCGTTTGCCCATGAACATGAGTACGTCTGGGGTGGTAAGTTCATGCGGAAGTTCCGAATTGATGAGCTCCCGCAACTCTGGAACATGCTCAAACGAGACATGAATCTCGTTGGTCCGCGTCCGATGGATCGACAAACGTACTTCCTCTACCCGCCCCACATTCAGAACATTCTCACTTCGGTACGACCTGGCTTATTCGGCCTCGCGGGCATCCACTTCATGGACGAAGAACAAATGCTCAAACTCTCGAAAGACCCAACACAGGACTATTACGAAAAGATTCTCCCCATCAAATTGGCGCTCGACATGTTCTATATCGAGAACCGTTGCCTATCGCTGGACATCTGGATCATCTACCAGGCCCTTAAACGCCGCATTAAAACTGCGCTATGGAAATAAGTGCCCGAACCGCCCGCCTCAATGTGCTCGACATGATATACGCAGCGCAATCATCACACATTGGATCAAACTTCAGTTGCATCGATCTCATCGATACCCTGTTCAAACGCATTGATCCCGTCATCGACGAATTTGTGTGCAGTAAGGGTTGGGTGGCTGCGACCGTCTACTACTACCTCACTTCAAAAGGCGTCATCCCCGAAGATGCTCTCGATCGCTACTGTAAAGAGGGTGAGGAGGAGTGGATCGGCCTAGTAGAGCCGAAGGGTGTCTTTGGGCTTCGAGCAGCGGGCGGATCGGTCGGCTACGGCCTCTCGTTCGGTGTGGGGTTTGCCAAGGCTCGCAAGCTCGCCCGCCGACCAGGCCAGGTCTACGTGCTCATGTCCGATGGTGAAATGAACACAGGCATGGTGTGGGAATCCGCCCAGGTCGCCTCCCACCACCAGCTCAACAACCTCGTTGCAATCGTGGACTACAACAAGCTCCAGGCGACGGGCACGACGGACCAGGTACTCGCGCTCGGGAGCCTCGCTGATAAGTGGCGCGCTTTCGACTGGCGAGTCTCAGAGATCGACGGGCACGACCCTACTGCGATCGACGCCGCCCTCGATCGTCGGTACCTCTCGCCGCATATCATCATCGCCCACACAACGAAGGGAAAGGGCGTTTCGTTCATGGAGAATAAGCTGGAGTGGCACTACAAGAACCTTTCCGATGAGGATTACGAGAACGCTAAGCAGGAGCTATGCGCCTAGAGTACCGTTTTCCGCAGTACCACTGTTGGTGTCCAACGTGTCGTCCCGCCATGTACGCCCACCA